TCTCGTGGGCTCGGAGATGTGTATAAGAGACAGTTATTATATAACAGAAGCTAATAAAATAATAGCAACCTTAAAAACAAAACAACTAAGTCTGTTTTAACAGATTTTTATCATATTGTATCAAGAGACTGGTTCATAAAGTACTATATTATGATACTAGAATTAGATACAACATTATTAGATATTTTTGGAGAAATATCAATTAATCAGTTAGTATTTTTAACTCTTGTATTGAATGATAATCAAAGTAATAATCAAGACGTTCACAAGTTTCTCAGCCGAATAAGTGAAAACGACATACAAGAGTTAATCAACAATGACCTTATCTCCTTTACTACTTCAGGAGATAATAAAATTTATAGTCCTACAGAAAAACTATTATCAAGTGTAAAACAAGATAAGACATGGTTTGATGAGTTCTATGAAGTATTTCCAGTGTATGTTATGAGACCAGATGGTACTAAAGGTTTTTTACGAGCTAATATAAACAAGTGTCGTAAAGAATATAATCGTATTGTTGGCAAGTCTAAAGCAATGCACGAACACCTTCTTCAATGTCTTCAATATGAAATTGAAAACAAAATGATAACTGGTAAAATAGGTTATATGAAGACGATGTGGAAATGGCTCACTCAACATGAGTGGGAGGTTATTGAAGAGCAAATGAGTTATGAATCTGAAACGCCTGTAAGTTATGGAGAATACGGAACAGAATGCCGTTAAAATATTACCTTTTGAGTCAATATCTCAGGTAGCAAATAAATCTATAAACTACATTAAAGCTAGAAAAAATCATAGTATAGTATCATTAAAAACTAGATGGGATAAATTCAATAAAGCTACTGGCGGAATTGAACCAAATATGATATTTACTATAGCTGGTATATCAGGTAGTGGAAAGAGCTCCGTTGCAAATTCATTAATAATGGATTTAATTGATCTTAATCCTAATCAGGATATTGTAGTATTATACTTTAGTTTAGAGATGGTAGACTACAGAAATGTTGGTCGTGTAATAAGTAATAAAACTAAGAAAACTGTATCTGAATTGTATAGTTCAGTAGAAACACTTAGTGATGAAGACTTATTAAAAGCTGAATCGGCAGCTGAAACCATTAAGAAATACAATATATACTTTGTTGATAAAGTATGTAATGTAGAAGAAATAGGTAATACTATAGATTACTTTCATAATACTGTAGCTAACGGTCGTTGGCTAATAGTAGTATTAGACCATGTTCTTCTAGTAAATGGAGAAGGTGGAGAAAGAAATACAATAGTCGATTTACAGAAAATGTTTATACAGAAGAAAAAACTTTCTAATACTAGTATAATACAGCTTTCACAGATGAATCGTAATATTGAAAGTCCTGATAGAATTAATAATCCAAGCACTCACTTCCCAATGAGAAGTGATTTATCAGCATCTGATGCAATATTTCAAGCTAGTGATTTTGTCATTGCAGTTCATCGTCCGGAGATATTAAACCTCTCCATATATGGCGTCAAACGTCTACCTGTAAGAAATAAGGTTTATATGCATTTCTTAAAAGTAAGAGATGGTGAACCCTGTATATTAGAATTTGAAAACGAACTTCAATATGGCAATCTAATTGAAACAAATACTGCAAGTGCTGAAGAACAAAAAGTAGTATTTAAACAAATTAAAAAAGGCTGATTATGAAAGGTTTTACAATTAAACTTCCGAAACAAAATATTGACCCTCAGGGTTCTTTGAAAAATCGTATATTAAACGAAGTTAAAAACCGCTTACCGTTTGCTAAATGGTATGGAATTCACACTCCGGAAGATCCGGAATACAGTATATCATATGCAGGTCCTGAAGACTTGCTATGTTTTGGATGCAATCGAAATGCACATTTCTCTGCATTCAATAAAAAATATTATCGACCGACATGTTCATATGATAATTCACTTACATGTCCGTTCGCAAATCGAGCATTTAAGTTGCGTCAATATGATGCTATTTCAGAATTTGATTTAGCATTAAAACGATTAGCAGAATATGCTAAGATTATGGAAGACTATGAAGAAGATCGTGGTTACGATTTTACTTACATGGGTCAACCTGTACGTATTTACCAGAAGTTTATTCAAATTGGTTATACAATTATTCCTATTGATAATCCCAGTCTGTTTTTGAATAACTATCGTAAAGCAGATAAAAATAATATAGTAAATGTTATTATTAATATTAGTAACAGTACTACTGTTAACAATATTCTCAATAATGAATAACGAATAACTTTACGTTGTGTAAAAATTTCAGTTTTTGTCAGATAATTTCAGAATCTCACAGGTAAAGCATTAACCTATTTTAATATGTTAATACTACCAAAAGAGAAAAGTACACCACAAACAGTGAATCCGAAGTTTTTAATTTTAGCCGGAAGACCTAAGGCTGGTAAATCTTCTTGTATTGCATCTCTCGAAAATAATTTAGTAATTGATCTTGAAAATGGATATACTGCATTATCTGCTATGGTAGTCCAAGCAAGATCTATTCAAGATTTCGCAGATATTGCAAATGCTTTAAGAAATGAAATTAAGAACAATAATGGAAAATTTCCATATAAATATATTACTATCGACAATGCTACTAGATTAGAAGAGATGTGTCTAGACTACGCAGCAATACTTTATAAGCAAACTCCACAAGGTAAAAACTGGCAAGGTACTGATGTACGTACACTAGCACAAGGTAGTGGATACCAGTTTTTACGTACTGCTGTTAGAAAAGTAATTGATATGTTCAGAGATTTATGTGAATCATTAATCTTAGTTACACATTTAAAAGATAAAATGGTTAACTACGATGGACAAGATGTTACTGAAATAGCAATAGATCTTACTGGAAAACTAGGAGATATACTTTGTGGAGAAGCAGATGCTATTGGATATTGCTATAGAAAGAAAAATGAAACGATTATTTCATTTGAAGGTGGTGAAGGAACTGTAAGAGAAGCTAGAGCTTTACATCTTAGAGGAAAGAAAATTGTAGTAGCGGAAAGTGATGAAAATAATAACATTACTTTTCACATGGATAGAATATTTTTACCGGAATAAAAAATTAAAATATTGAAATTATGACATATAGTAAAGAACGTGCAGCAAGTATTAGCAAAAGTGATATTAAGTATATTCCCGCTGGTATTATTGAAAATGTAGTATTGAAGAGTGTAAAAACAGAAGTTTCTCCGAATGGTAATCAATTCTTAGAAATTGTTTTTGAGAAAGATGGAGCAACATTAACCCATACAGAGTGGAAACCTACACTTGGTGGGTTTGTAACTACAGAAGAACAACTCCAGACAAAAATGGATAAGCAGTATTCTCGTATGTTGCAGATACTTAACTGTTACTATAAAGATGAAGAGCTTGACTTTAATGGAGAAAGCTTTGAACAGTTTGCTCAGTGGATTACTGATATGCTGAACAAAGTAGATAAGAGTAAAAAACTTAGAGCGAAAATAGTATACAATGATAAAGGATATACTACTTTACCTAATTATGCTAAGTATACTTTTATTGAACCTATGGAATTACCAGAAGGTAAATCATCTTCTATTGCTATGCTAAATATTGACCAATTTACAAAGCCTGTTGTAGCTGATAAAGAAGTAAAAAACGATAATCCGTTTAGTACAACTTCATCTACTACTAATACACAAGCTTTTACAGATAAAACAGATGATCTGCCGTTTTAATATAAAGTAGATCATTATTAATAAATAAGGGTAGTGTAAAAGCTACCCTTATTCTTTTTTAATCATTAAAATAAATCATCATGGTAGAAATAGAACATATTCAAGATATAGAAAAAGATCAACCTGCAAAGTCTAGTGCGAAAGAGCAAAAATTAAAAGATCCTGTAGATGCAAATACGGAAACTCAAGATACTGAAGTATCTGAAGCTACAGAGCATGATAAACAGATTGAAAATCAAGAAGATAATACACCTGAAAATAATATTTTAGTTAATAGTAACACAAATGTTCATGATTTAAAACCTGGAAATATATTTTATGGTAGTATAAAATATAACAATCCTAAAGGAAAACAACAAGCACAGCAAGGTATTTTCTTAATATTAACTTCAGAAGTAAAAGGAAAGAAAGGACAATCCAGAGAATATACTATGACAAATTGTACTGGACAAGAGTACAAAGTATGTAGTGGAGCTATTAAAATAGCTAATATAGCAGATCTCAAAAAGAAGAAAAAAATAGAGAAAAAAGCACTAGAACAATTTGGAAGTAAAACAGAAATCAAAGAATTGCTTAACAAATTAGAAGAAGAATTTAAAAAGAAAGAGGAAGAAGAAAAGGAAAAAGAAGAATTAAAGAAAATTCAATTCTCATTTAGTTCACTAGAACCAGAAGACAAGCTTAAAAGTTTAATTAAAGCAGGTATGAATAACATCTGGATGGTTGGTCCAGCTGGTTGTGGTAAATCAACTATAGCTCGTAATACAGCTAAAGAACTAGATATTCCTTACTTATGTATTTCTTGTGGTATTGGTACTTCTGCAACAGAATTTACAGGATATAAATATCCTACTCGTGAAGCAACTAAGTTTGCTGAATTCTATGCTAAGAAGTCAATAATCCTTATAGATGAGATGACTGCGCTCGATCCATCTGTAGCACAGGTTATTAATGCAGCATTGGCAAACGGTGAAATAGAGACTACTACAGGTACTGTTTTACGACATCCTGAATGTATCATTATTGCTACATCAAATACTTTTGGTAATGGAGCAGATCGTCAGTATGTTGCTAATAACCAACTAGATGCTTCAACAATTGACCGTTTTACTGGAGCAATAATTGAAGTAAATTACTCTGTTAAATATGAGTCACAATTTGATCACGAAGTAGTAGATTATATTTATTTACTACGCGACTGCATTAAAATAAATTCATTACGCCGTATTGCATCTACTCGTATGATTCAAGCAGCAGAAAAGATGAAGAAAGTAGGTATGTCAGACTGGAAAGATATGCTTATTATTAACTGGTCTGATACCGAAAAGAATATAGTAAAACAATATATTCAAAAAGTAGAAGAAAATAAAACTAGACAAAGTGTTGATTCAACAATTGAATTTATACGTAACCGTTTTTCAAATTCTACTTCAACAATGGAACTTAAAACAGCAGCGTAATGAAAAAACTGAATTTAAATATTAATATAAATTCATTAGATGAATTTTATAGAGAATGTGACAATATTGAAGGAGGTGATCCTGCTGAAATAAATGATATTGAAAGTAACGATGATCCTAGTTTTAGAGGATTATCTACAGCAGAAATATATGATTCTAAATATAGTTATACCAAAGGTTTAGATAATTTAAAGAAAATAGAAAAGGATATAAATCTAGGAGGTCGTAAACATAAATATAAATACGATGATTCTGATGGAGATGATATGAACTTTGATCGGTACATAGAAGGTCTACCTTGCCTAAAGAAAAGAATACCTACACATGGTATAGGTACTGGTAAGTTCGTCAAACTTCATATTTCTATATGTGAGAATTGCTGGTGTTCAGCTGAAAATCTTATGATCCGTGCATATACTGCTATGAGAATAATAGATATGCTAGAATCTCAAGGATACAGAGTACAAATATCTGCATATGCAGATAATGAAGATCCTGGTTATTTTAATGGAGAGCCTATAGGATTTCTTGGGGTTGAAGTTATAATTAAAAAGTTTGAAGATCCTTTAATTAAAGGACAAATACTTACAGCAATATCTCCTTGGTTCTTTAGATACTGGATGTTTAAATTCTGGAATGCTAAATTTAATATGAATTTCGGATATGGACATGCAGTTAGACCAATGAAGAAAGAAACAACTTCTGACATCTACATTCAGACAGGTGAAGCTTTAACTGATGAAGATGCAGAATCAACTATAGAAAGAATATCGAAACTATTTAACAAAGAAGAATAGTTTCAACTACTAGGAGGATTTATAATAATCCTATATGGCACTATCAATTTAAGGATATTAGATAATTTGTGGAAGCGTGAGCCTGCACAGCAGAAATAAAAATCTATCTCTGGATAGGCGTGGTTCGATTCCACGACTAGTAGCAAACTAAAACAGATTGCATATGTATAGTAGAAAGCGAGCAAAACTCCCAGATAATATTACTTTAGATTGGATACTTTCTAAAGTAACAGAATATGATATATATGCAAAATATATAGGTCAATTTAAAGTAGGTATGATATATAATAGTCCATTTAGGAAGGATAAAAATCCATCCTTTGGTATTTACTATAGTAAACGTACTAAACAACTACTTTTTAAAGATCATGGAACAGGTGAATGTGGTAATGTAATTAAATTTGTATCATTATTTACTGGTAAAACAGAATATAATGATATACTATCAGATATAGTAGATAAGTTAAACATTACTAATAACACTAAACTCGTTAGCTCTAAGCAATATATACCGCCAACTGAAACAGTAATTGGTGTAGTACGTCAGGAATTTACTGATGTAGATATCAATTACTGGAAACAGTTTAATATTTCTATAAATACTCTAAAGAAATTCAATGTAAATAGTATTAAATATTATTTATGTAACGGAATAGTAAAGGGTACTTATAAACGAGAAAATCCAATGTATGCATATAAGGTCTATAATAACTTTAAGATATATAGACCATTAGCAGATAAATATACTAAGTGGAGAAACAATCTTACAGACTATGATATCCAAGGCTATGAGCAGTTGCCTCAGAAAGGTGATATACTATTTATTACAAAGTCCATGAAAGATGTTATGTGTTTGCATGAAATGGGTTATCCAGCAGTTTCTCCATCTTCAGAGAGTACATTTCTACCTAAAGATGTATTAGAGCAACTTAAGACGCGTTTTAAGCGTATTATAATACTATTTGATAGAGATACTGCTGGAGTAAAAAGAAGTCGCAAATTAAGCCGAGAAACAGGCTTAGAAGCAATGTTTATTAACAAAAAATTCAAAGCTAAAGACGTATCTGATGCTGTTAAAGCAAATAGCTTTGAAGAGATAAAAAATTGGTTAGATGAAACTATTAAAAACTATAGGTAAAGTAATAGCATTACCTTTTGATTTAGCTCTAATACTTGGAAAGTTGTTATTAATTCCAATCAAATTAGTGAGTGTGTTGTTGCATGGAGAATTTACTGAATGGAATAAAAAACGTAAGTTTATAGCAAATTCAATTAAAGAAATGTTTAAAGCTTTTAAACATAATAAAGATTATTCTTTCTTACATTCAGTAGGATTTACGGATGAAAACGGTAATTTCTCTGAAAGAATTGAAACGTTTAAAATAACTAAAGATAGTGTACAACATTATATTGACTATGCTAAAGCAAGCCTTAAACAAGAAAGTGCGTAATGCTACTAAACAAGAAATAGATGGAATAGTATTTCGATCTAAGTTAGAAGCTTATACGTATTAGAAACTAAAGGAAGCAGGTATATCAGCTGAATACGAACAGCATAGATATATTTTACTTCCTAAGTTTGTATATAATAACTCTACAGTTAGAGCTATTACTTATTTACCAGATTTTGTAGGAGATGGTTTTGTTATAGAATGCAAAGGATTTGCTACAGATTCTTGGGCAAATAGAGAAAAACTATTCAAGTATTATTTAAGCTTGAATGAACCCGATACTAAATTTTATTTAGTAAAGAATAAAAAACAAGTTGATGAGTTAATCAACAAATTAAAATCTTAAATTTTCAGATTATGGCAAAGAATGAATTTATTAAAATAGGAGAACAGATAATTGCAAAACCTAAAGGTGCTGATTATGATTTAATACCTGGTAAAGTATATGATCTAAGTTGGAATAGATGGGAAGATTCACCTATATTTAAGGAAAATGGTGAATTAAATCTACCAAAGAAAGTTTATTCTACTAAAACAGATGATATATTTAAGAAGCGTATTATAACCTATTTTAATAAAGCAAATACAAATACTACTGGTGTAATGCTAGCTGGTACTAAGGGTACAGGTAAGACTGTAATGGCAAAAATATTAGCTAAGGAATCAGGTTTACCTATTATTGTAGTTAATCCTGATTATCCAGAAGGTAAACTTATTAAGTTTTTTAAGTCCTTTACTACTCCAGTGTGTGTTTTGTTTGATGAAGTTGAAAAGAACTTCAAAACTGAGTATATGCTAGATTTCTTAGATGGAGTTGAAAAGACTGCACAGAAACTAGTAATTATGACTTGCAATGACTTAAGCCGAGTTAGTCAGTATATGCAAGATCGCTGTTCACGTATTCGTTATTTACGTCGATATTCTCCTGATGAAAATGCTGCATTCTTACCGATGTTGGCTGATGATTTTGGTATTAAGAACAAAGAAGAAGTAGTAAAATTCTGTAAAGAGAATATTAAACTACTTTCTATGGATAACATTGTTTCTTTCATGAGTGAAGTCAAAATGCTAGAAGATGAAGATATTAGTCTTCAGGAAATCATAAACATTATGAATATCTCTACTGAAAATATACCAACTAAAGTTAGTGATACTGTAGAATATGACGATGAGTATGATAATGAAGATAATGAATATAGTGATGATGATTACGAATGTTGTGATGCAGCATGAAAACAAATAAGGCTAGATATATTCTAGCCTTTTAACTTATATAAACATGAAAATATGCGGTATAAGTGATATACATGGTAATCTCATTGAGAATATACCTGAGTGTGATGTACTATGTATATGCGGTGATGTAGTAACATTAAATGCTCAAAGAAATATTGAAGCATCTAAACATTGGTGGGAAACAAAATTCATAAAGTGGGTAGATAAATTACCTTGTAAGAAGGTAATTATTATACCAGGTAATCATGATTTTTACTTAGAATATAAGTATAAATTAAATGAATGGGGTTCTTTTAAAGATAATATGCAAATTTTATCTAAAGGTAAATTAGTATTTCTTATAGATGAAATGTATATATATGAAGGTGTTAAATTCTACGGATCTCCTTGGATTAAACCAATTGAATTTCAAGAGGACAGATGGGCATTTAGTAGATTTGATACTTATGAAGATATACCACAGTGTGATATACTACTAACACATGATAATCCATTTTGTAATGAAGCTCTAGATGTTTTCTCCTTTGGAAAGAGTAAATATCATTTATATGGGCATTGGCATGATGGATCTAGTGACGTAAATTCTGGAAGATACAATTGTTCTAGATTGAATAATTGTTATAGGTTTAAAAAGAATTATGAATTTGTAGTATTAGATATTATGACAGAAAAAGAAAAGAAACAAGTAGAACAAGCATTCTTAGATAAACTTATTAGTCAAGCATACAATAATAATGTAGCAGATTGGCTTAAGACATTTAAAGAAGTTGAACTACAACAAGATAAAGAAGATGAATTAGTTTGGGATACTTCAGCAGAAGTTCCTGAGTCAGCTGTAATTAGCGACATGGAGGATTAAGTATGAAAGTAGAAGGAATTGTTACAGATAATGAACGTATTGCAATTGAAGCAATGTTCAATAATGTTATTGATAATACTATAGAAATACAAGCTATAGAAGAAAAAGTAATTATAGAGTATGTTAAAGAATAAGATGGATATTAGTATTCCTTATTACGAAGATAATAGTAGAGTAAGTAATTCTGCAATAGGATGGTTTATTAAAAGAGGTCCTAGGTATTTTCGTGATATGCTTGATGGAAAAGAAGAGGGAATGAACTTTTCTTTTCTTGAAAAAGGAACTATGATACATGAATATTTACTTCAACCAGATGAATTCTGGAAAGATTATATTATTCTTGATTTTGCAACACCTAAAGTAAAGCAGCAAAAGGATTTATTAGATGAGTATCATAGACTTATGCAAGTAAATCCATTAGAATCTCAAGATAAGCTTAAACTATCTGCTTATAAAAAAGCTTATAGTAATAAGAAATCTGATGAGAAATGTATTGAAGAAGCTGAAGGTCTTATTATGATTTATCAAGATTACTTAGAATATTTAAGTAAAGTAGATGAAAATAAGAAGATAATTAGCTTTGCTGATTTACAAATGCTTAAGAAGATTAAGGAAAATATTCAGAATCATAAGAAAGCAAATGAATTGCTTTTTAATTTACCATCTACTTTTGAAACTCATAATGAATTTCATATTAACTGGCAAGTTAATAGAATCAATAATATTAAATGTAAATCTTTACTAGATAGAGTATGTTTTGATCATGTTAATAAGAAGATAATTCTAATTGACTTAAAAACAACTGTAAATGTCTATGATTTTGCACATTCTGTAGAAGAATATGATTATTACAGACAAATTGCTTATTATGGATTAGCAATTCAATGGTATATGCAAGAGGTATTAAATCTTAATTCTGAAGAATATGATTTTGAAGCATATATTATTGCTATAGGTAAAGATTCTGAAAATCAAATTAGAGTGTTTAACATGAAAAATGATAAAATACTCAGTGAGAAAGTTGATTTAATTAACAATTCTTTACAGAAAATTTCATATCATATCAGTACAGATCAATGGGATCACTCAGTAGAATACTACGAAGGTGATGGTGTTGAAAAACTATAATAAATGCTTAATATTTTTAAGTGATTTTATAGAAGCGAAGATATCTTACTTTGATTGTCCAGCATTTGTAAATATGTATACAAATTTAAAAGGAGACAATTCTGAAGGAAAATTATATTTAGTTTATAAGTTTAGTAGTCATTATGAACTATCTAAAAAAATAGAGGAAATCAGTTGTAATAAAACGTATTATAACTGGTTTCCTTATACTATAAATAAACAATCTTATATTGTCTTTTCATTTAAAGTTAGTAAAGATAAAATACAAGAATTAGAATTCTGTAAAAAAGGTAGATTTACTGATAGTTATTTAGATGTAAAAGATTTAGTTGTTATTTGGAAAGACTACTTAGATCAATTTGATGATTTGCTTAAGTCAAATGACTTTTGCTCTGATTATACTTGTACTTGTTAAAAATAAAAGGCTGGAAATAATCCAGCCTTTTTCATTAATCAGAATCTCTATTTGCAATTTGAGTTTCGTAATATCTTCTTTTAGAAGGTATATCCTATAATTCCCATATATTTTTAAACGGAGTTATTTTCATTCCAAATTTAAAAGTAGGAGAAAAACCTTTATAAGCGCCTCTATCTATTTTTTCATCTTCATTATTAATCAGATTATGTACCCATGCTGGTACAGTAGAAATTAATCCAGAAAAGTTATCATAATAACTATAAATGGGGAATGGAGTTTTGATAGTTGAGATAGCGTCTTGGATTGCCCAAGGGGTAGAAGACATCATAGTTTCAAAATCTGTTCTTACTAAAGCAAAAGCTAATAATTGTTTTAATATATTATCTTTATCATCATCTGCCCAAGCCTTTGCTATTGGCATTAAGAAGAAATGCAATATATGTACACCTATTAGTTCTAAAGATAATTGTCTTATTGCTCTACGCTAATCGTATGTAGAATTCTACATATACTTCTACCATAAACTAATATTCCTAGTATCTCTTCTTATTGCAGAAATAATACTAAAAGGAACTCTAAACAAAGCCTCTTTATATCTTTGAGAACTATAATCCCATTGTCTATTCTATACCCATCTTTCTTGAAGTATAATAGGCATAAACTGTCTATGCATCATTACTAAACTTCCTATAATATTACTACTTAACATAGTTTTCTATAGTGGAGTAAGCTAACCATCAGCAGATTGAGCTAAATTTCTAGCAGTGTTACCAATGGTTTCTTTTTTAGCATCCCAGGCTTTTTGATAAGCAGGGTCTTTGGTTACGATATTTCCATTTTTATACTCTACTAAATCTCTAGAGGATCTAAATGTGTTCCATTGATTTAACATTACTTCGTCGTTACTATATTTACGTTTAAATTCTTCGCTACTAAGAAACTCTCCATTTACGTATCTATAGTTGTACATAACAGAATTTAGTATATGACCCTTTACAACATAATCACTTAAAGAGTATACTCCAAAAGCCCAGTTTCTAGCTATTTGTTTTTGAAAAGTAGATAGATTAAGTCTATCTGTTTTTATTTCAGCACCTACTTGAAAATATTCCATTAGTTTCATCTATGTACTATTGTGATAATCACTAAGTAAACTGAAATTATTTTTAAATAAGTCTACAATCAAAGCTTTAGCACCATTAATACTATCTTCAAAACTATAATATCTACCAGAAAGCGAATTAATTATATCATTATAGACTGCTGTAAAAAAACCCGTAGTAGCACATATAATGTTTAAACCTAGATTTACAGTAGTTCCTAATGCTTTTAAACCTAGCATTAATTTAGTAAAATTAACTTTTCTAGGTTTTATATGACCTTTAAATCCTAGTATAGAATAATCTCTTTCTTTGATATCCCATATAGCAGATTTAGTTTTAATGTCATATATATTCATCTCTACGAAACTTTTAGCAAACTTATATATATTAGATTCCTGCCCTTTTTTACTCCTTCCTCTGTACTTACTTTTAACATCTCTATTACCTATAAATTGTAAGATAGCTTCTGTTTTAGGTTTGAGTTCACTTTTTATTCTAAAGTTTTCAGCCATTTTAAAATACTCTACTATAGATCCAACAGTATTAGCTGTAATAGTAGAAGGATCATCCAGACTTTTAACATAATTCTGTGGAACAAAATATAATTTATCTGTGCCAGTATCTACTGCTTCATCGTTTAAACCAGTATCATCATTTCTAGTAGATACTTTATCTTTCCAATATTCTTTAAAACCTTCAAAACCTCTAGCTCTAACATATCTCCACATAGAACCTGATATTTGTGGCAATCTATATGAACTTAAATTAGTAAGATTAGTAAGTTTGCTGTTTGATTCTTTAAGAGTATTCACACATTCTTTATATAATTCGTGTAAATCTTCATTTAAAGACACTTTATTAAACGCTTCTGAATTATCATATAGTTCTAATTTAGGCAAATAGTATTCTCCTTGGTCTTCAACTTCTGGTTTGTAGTTCTTATTAACAAATGGAGAATTCTAATCTACCTCTGAAAAGTATATAGATGGCTATTCTTTAAGTATGTATTTTTCTTTTACTGGAACAACTGTTGTGAGATAAGATTTAGGATATATATTACCTTGACTATCTCTATTACAATGTGTCATTTCAAATTCTGCTAAAGTTCCATTAGCAATAGCATCAGCTCTAAGTTTATAGAACAGCTTAGACGGTATCACTTTAGCTATATCGTTAAATTTTAATCCAGTAGTTTTCTTTTTACCGTTTCTTTTTCTTATCCTATATAAATCTACATCTATTTTATCTAATTCAGCTTGAGCAACTCCTGGTATTAATTTTTCAATTTCGTGTGTCTTATCATCTCTAAATTGTTTAAGTATGGCTCTCTTTCTTTCTTGTAACTATTCATATAGCTTTTTATCCGATTCGTTATTTATTTCAGATCTTTCTACTTTAGCAAGATCATCATAGAATTCTTGAGTATATTCATCTCTAGAATTATACTATAACCATCTTTGATACTGAGCTTCAGATAAATTTGCTTTTTTTTCAGCCTTGATTTTATCAAATAATGCTTTATTTGATTTTAAAACCATACCTTTAGACAACTTATCATTTAATGCAGCTAGTTCTACAGCTATTTCATATTCTTCACCTTGTTTTAATTTTCCATCTATACCATATATACTAGCTAACTATTTTTTTTCTAAATATAAATCCTTTAGTTTACTTTGATTTTCTTCTGATAACTTACTTGTGTCATAGAATCCATTAGCGTCTTTTACAGTATCTAGTAATTTGTGTATTTTGATTTGTACTAATTCTCTAGCATCAGCAGCTAAAGGTGATAGATTGTTAAATAGTTCATAGTATTCAGGAGTATATTTTCTTTCACAATGTTCTGATAACCATTTGTTTTTTCTTTTATTGTACTCTGTACGTATAGTTGGATTTACAGAGCGTAAATCATCTACATCTAACATGCCTAAATCACTTCTAAGCTACTTTAAGAATTGTTTATAGTCATTGTTAAATCTACCATAGTTTCTTTTTCTAACTAGATATCCAGTAGGTAAACCATTTTCATCAAGCTCTACTAATTTTTTTTGATTAAAAGTACCAGCTTTTTTTAATAGTTCTGTTAGTTTATTATACTTTTCGTAAGTAGCTCTATTAACTTCAAATTCTGCATTTTGAGTTATATGAAATAAAGCTCTAATGGCTTCGTCATTAATTTTATCTCCAGCTCCTACCCAAGCAGTAATAGCTAATATGTCTTTACCTACTGTTTCTTGATGTTCCTATATATAATTTTCTATAGTTGGACTATTAACAGATATACCAATTCTTCTAATTTCTTCAGCAGACTACTTAGTAATCATATTATTAACATTGTTAGCTCCTACATTTAGGATAGTCTGCATTCTTTTTGCTTCCTTTAATAAATTTCTATATAGATTTTCTCCAACTATATATTTATATTCTTCTGTAGCAGATAAAGTATTAACACATTCATCTAACATTGGACAATAAAAATTAAAGAAATCTTGTTTTAAATCCAACAGCTACTTTAGTGTCATTTTATCCTACACTCCATTTACCACATCTCTGATTTGTCTTATGGTAGATAATATATCATATTTAGTACTATATATAAAGTTAGTTATATTCTAAATTCTATCTACTGTCCTATTTTCTAATTCAGATATTTGTAATGTTAAAGCTGCTTTAAATTCATCTGTAACATTGGTGTCTTTTTTATTCAGAGTATATAATCTAGCTTTAAGACCATCGTGTATTTTTTGTATTACTCTTTCTAATTCTTTTTCAAGATTTTCTTTAGTAGCATAATCATACTTATCAAAATACTATCTGTATGCTTCTATATATTCTTGTACATCTTGTTGATACCTTTCATCTAGACTATTAGCTAAGTAATACTATAAGGATTCATCTAGCTCTGACCCTTTTATTCTGTTATCAGAAGTAGAAAAAGAGCCAGAATTATCAATAGATTTTATCTAATTTGGTCTAGTAGCAACATATACAGTTTGATTTACTTTCTAGTTATCATCAAAATTTGTAAACACCACCCCGCTGTTATCCTATTCTGATACCCTGTTTACTATTGGTACAAATCCTTCACCACTGTCTCTTAATTGCTATTTTGTACCGCTGTGTTTCTCTAAATTTCTCACATTTAAAAATACTGGTATACCAATCGTTCGACCTAGCAGCCCATCTGATTGTTTTTCAGTAAAGAAAAATGCATTTTTAGTTCCGCCTTTAAATTTAGAAAAATAATTATCAAAATTAGCTGAAAACTCACTTAATTCTGGATTATTTGTATAGTGATATACCACTTTCGGTTCCCCGTTTTCATCTACTATTTTAGAGGAATTGTTAGGATCATGTAACCAGTCTCCAAACCACATTTTAAACGTTTCTGTAAAGGTTTTAGCTTTTCCTTTTATAGCAGCAGCTCTATCACCATTGTAATACTACAGTAAGTCTGAAAATAGCTTAGACGGTTTACCATCTTTTGTCTAATCAATAGGATTACCATTATTTTCATTCCAGATATGGTAGGCGCCAATTTCGCCTACCAATTCTTTTAATTCGTTAAATTCTTTTAGGACATTCTTATCACTAAAATTTGGACATATAATCATAATTATTTACCTTTACAGTTTTTATAAGCTTCATCGTTAAATTTCATATCTTGAACAGTATCAGTCCCAGTATTCATATCTGTAATTATATCTTGTACCTATTCATACTGAGTAATACCAGCATTTAATATAGAATCAAAGTATGGACTTTCTCCAAACACATCATCAGTTATTTCTGTAAAATTCAATACATCGTCACTTATTATAGTCTAAGTTCCATCTTCCATATCTACTTGCATATCTGATAACGTAACAGAATCATCTTGTCCTACCGTTATTGTAGAAATTTGTTCGTCTACTTCTCCATAAGTAGTAGAAGACTAAGTATCTTCTGTATTATGTATTTCATTAGATGCTTCTAAATCTGAACCTACTGTTGTAATTTCTGGTTCTTCAAAGCTAACTGTTTCTTGTTTTTCTACAGTATTAATTACTATAGCATCTGAAGATTCATACACTAAAGTGGTATGATTTTTATTTATCATAGGTTCAAAAAATTTCTAGACTAATTGTTCTATTTGCCCATTGTTCCAAATAGCTTCTTTAGGTAAAGCGTTTTCTTCAAATGCAGATTGTTCCCCAGATTGTTTTTGATATTCATAGTACACTTTTCTATCATCTTTTGTACCAAGTGCAGGTATAATTTTATATACAGATTGTTTTGTATTTTTTACTGGATCACCATTTTCATCAGTTTGATATACTGTTGCTACTTTCTGATACAATATATAACTATTGATGTCATTAGGATTAAGTTGAATCTTAATAAATGGTTGATTAGCTCTCCAACTACTAAATACTGCTGGCATTGGTTTAGAATCAGGCTTTATTTGAACTAATGTGCCATATTTATTATCGTAATTACTTAATTGATACGGCTTAACTATCTTATCGTTTCTATAAGCATTTCTAGCTATTTCTGTAAATAACTCTGTAAAGTTATTATTCTGCATGTTTTCAGAATTAAAACCAAAATAGTCCATACCTACTAATTTATCATTATTAAGTATTTCTATAGCAGCTTTAATTGCATCTGAATAACCTTTTTGTTTCTTCCAAGCAGTAGTTATTACATCGAAGAATGAATCAGTACTTCTATTATCGAAACTAGTTAAGTAAGCATATACACCCAATCTATTAGCAAACTTTCTTATACCTTCATCTTCACAGTCTAGTAGATCTTGATATGCTGACAATAATCTGTTTTCATAAGTAGCAGTATTAGTTAAAGCGTTATCTGCTGTTACTATTCTATCATATTTCTAGTTAGTACCATCAGATGCATATTCTTGTAGATAGTTAAGTAACTCATTCTTAATATGACCATTGAACGCAATTGCTGGTAAATCATTACGTTTTCTTAAATCATTTTTAATCTAAGTTAACCTTTTAGCTATACTTTTAGGTCCTCTTAACATATTAAGGAATTTCTTATCGCTAATATTAAAGTCCTCAACTGCATTCACTACAGCTTTAGTTCTTAGTGAGGTAGTTAATATTTTTGATAATTCAGCTACAGTGTTTTTATCTGAAGAATTACCTAAAAAGAAGTCACATGCAGCATTAAATATTGTCTTATATCCTTTTGTAGCTTCTATAACTTGTCCGCTTAATAATATTCTAGGAGTATTTATACCAGCATCTAGTTTCTACTTAAGGAATGTAGAAGATAAGTAATAGTTTATAGGTTTTTCTATGTTATCAGCTCCATTTATATAGAACCTACTTTGATAATTATCTATATATCTATTTAATCTACGTTTGAAATTTAACTGTAACGGTAAGGTATTACCAAATTTCTTAGTATCAATCTATGATAATTGAACTAAATTTGATAAAACTTCTGTATCTGAAGACAAATCTTGATAAGCTCTAATAGATATGACTTGCTGATATAATCCATTGACTTCTTTTGGTTTTTTTAACGCTTCAGATGCTACTTTCTTATCAAACACATCATTATAATTGACCTCAACAGCATCATATCCTTCTATAGATGGAAGTGAATATTCACTAGCTAAACTATTATAATACTATGCATATTTTGCTTTATTAGAGTCACTATCATCTAATGATATAATCGCTTCTCTCAAAGAAGTCATATATTCTTTAGCTATAGATTTAAGTTTATCTCTTTCAGTTATTCCTTTTTCTGCACCTATTATACCTTTACTTTCTAACATTTCTTTAGTAAACCTACGCAATGCAGGTTGGGCTAAGAAGTAGAAAGTATTCTCACCTTTACCACCTCTGATAAGTAAAGAGGTCATATTATAAGTAATAGAGTTTACGTTCAAAGCCATAATATATGGGTCTTTCGCAACGTCCACGTGGGCGTTAATCAATGCTGATAACCAGTCCATAATACGTTGATCATCTTCTCCATATACCTAATCTAACTGACCTAAGTTATATCTATTAGCATTAGAATAATTGATACATAGGTGAGTAAATTGAGTTAACGCATGATTAGTAGAGTTAAGTGCAAATGGAGCAATACCAGCTTTACCACCAGTATACTCTGTCTTTCTAGAAAGCTAGAAAGAAGGAGCTAATTCATACATAGGATTTACTTCTATAGTATTCTTTGGTTGAACGATTGGAAGAATTTGCTTTTGAAGAATCTTCGTCAACGTATCAATAGAAGCTCTAGTTTCAGCAATATTAGTAAAGTCAGTCAGTACTAATGAGTAATTATCTAGCAACTTATTAACGTAACCTTGTTCCGATTTTTCGTCAGAACTTACTCTTTTACCATCTTTATATGTATATGTAGCTAGATAAAGTTTATCAACGTCGAAGTCAGAACCAGTCATAGCTGTAAATTCTTCAGGAACTATAATTGTATCACCAATAGTAGTTGGCATAATATCAGCTACTTGGAACGAGAACATTGAAGACAAACCCTATGTGGGAATACGATATCCTATACCATAAGGTTTAGATTCTACTTCTACACCGTCTACCATTCTACTACCTATTATACCATTATCAATTAACCATTTGCGTTTACTATAAAAACTTGCACTTTTAAGTTCTTCTGGTAATATATCTCTAAAGAAGTTTTCACTAAGTATAACTTGCATATGACCTTCTTTAGCTAAGAATTTTAATTTCTTTCCTTGATTAAAAGCTGAACCTAATTCTGCATCAGTTTTTACACTTCTACCAACAGCTTCATATGCAAATGAAGACATCTGAATAGCAGAACCACCAGGAGTATTTACATCTACTACTGCTTTATTGACAAAAGAAGTTATCTTAGTTTGAATCCAATCTCTAATACTTTGAGCTTCAATTGGTACTATAATATTTCCATTTTCATCAACTGTTAAATTGGCAATTATTTCAGCAGACATACCTGAATTTGTAGCCTATCTCTGAAGATAATTTACTATTTTGCGATTATCCACTTTGCCATTAGTAAAGAACTCTTTTTTTATTTTGTTCTAACCTATTCTGGAGAGTGAATTAATAGCATCCATAATATTCTTCTTAATTTCAGAACCTTTTACAGCTAATCCTTTATTTTCTCCATAAGTACGAGTATCTACTACGTTAGCAAAACCAATTTTAATAGCTTGTGTACCAAATGATCTTTCAAGGTGTTCGTGTGGATCAGTATTTAGCTACAATCTAATTTGAGTTAGATCCTAAGTATATGTTGCTAATCCTTTACCAGAAACACCATCCACATCACTATTAGATGTTAATTCAGATAAGTTTACTTTACCATCTTTATAGAATGATAACTTCTTTCTACCACCAACTTTAATAGCTGATTCAAACGCTACCATGTCTATATAACCTTTACTAGCATCATTCATACGATCGTATAAATATTTATTATCAGCTTTAGCAAAAGTCTTAAATAGTGGGAATAAAGCCATTTTATCAAATGTGTTTACATTCATACCAAGAGTCTAATCAAAGTGATCACCAAAGTAAACCATTTTAAGAGGTTGTGTGATAGCTTTAATTGCTTTTTGATACTTCTCAGTATCACTCAACCAGCTATCATCAGACTCCATAATATTATAAGCTTCTTCGATTTCAGGACTCCATTCTCCTAAAGACTTCATCAATCTCTTATAGAACTCTGGTCTGATGTAAACAGCAGCATCTGCTTGATTAATTTCTCCGTCAGCATATGGTTTAGCGCTATTTTTAGCTTGTTGTTCAATAAACTTAATAGCATCTGGATTCTTTTTACGTAATCTACCTAATGTACTTTCTATAGCATGATCGTCCTTAACGGCATTTAATGCTTGCTAATCAGTAACACCAAACTCTTTTTGGAACATATCCTTTATTAAGGATTTTCTAAACATACTATATAATGTATCATATACTGTAGATCCTATTTCATTATCTGATAACTATAATACTTGGAATTTAGAATCACTTCTATCTTCCTAATCCTTAGTATCTCCCCATTTAGTTCTCAAGTTTGTTCCAGTAGACAATACTGAAGATAGACGTTTAATTTTATCTACATCTCTACCAGTTATCATATAATAAGCAGAATAACTTGATTTATCTCCATCTGGGTCATGTTTATCTATCCAAGCTTCTAATGTTCTTTCATCTGATATAACAGGCACAAATGAATCATCATTGGGCTTATATACCATAAGTTCTTTTTGCCATTTATATAATGCTGGATCTCCAGTAAAACATTTCTCTATTTCTATAGTAGAAATCGCACTGTTGATGGCATGTGAAGCTATGATAGAGTATATCACATCTGTTCCTTTATCTCTACTATCAGTTTTAGAACTTATTTTTTCAAATTCTTCTACAAAGTTTATAGGTATATACTTATTACTTAAGTCTTCACCTATTACACCTAACTCTACAGCTTTTGATATTTCATTATTTACATAACCTACTAATAAATCATTGATAGCTTCCTTAATTACAGTATCGTTATCTAATGCCTATTTGATTACATTAAGAATATCTTGTATAGATTGTGAGTCATTAGAATATTCTGCTTTAGCTAGAATTTCATTTAAATTATAAGTATCACCATTAATGGTTATCTTATTAAAATATCTAAATCTTCCACCATTACCATCAGCGTATTTACCTTTTTTACTACCATAGTAATTACCAACAGATAGATTGGGATTATCTATAACACTTTGTTTAGTAGCAAAATACTTCTATATAGCATTATATTCATCTCTTAAATATCCTTTGAATATATTTAAAGTTCTATCTGAGAATCTTCTCTTTTGATCCTAAAATATAACTCTAGTTATATCTCCGTTTTCATTGTATTCGTAATCAGTGATAGCTGTAGATGGTAAGAAATCCTTGACCATTTGAATACCACTTATAGTGTGCCATGTCTTTTTATCAGACATAGTAGGACAAAATAAGTGATTATTAAATCCAAATGTCATTTTAGATAAGTAATCCTCTATAGGAGATATACCAAAGTAATCACGATTAGTGTTTTGCAGATTCTCTTCTAAGTTTAGATAAGTATTTAATTTAATTAAATCAGCATTACTGTTTATAGATTGTAATAACAAAGAATTTGCAGAGTAAGGATTTTTGCCTAATAATTCTCTTTTACCGTTCAAATTATATTTCAACCATCTTATTTGGTCTGACATATAATTATTCTCTGTAATAGGATATACTAGATTACCATCCGCTCCAGTTACACTAAATTCTTCTGGAGATGGGTGTGTTCTACCCCAAGCTATAGCCATTAGATTTATCTAAGCATCTGGTTTTCTACTAGTAAATATTCTATCAAATGTTCTAGCAGTTTCTCCACTTCTGGATTTTATACTACTTGTACCTCTAATTGCAGCTATGTTAATATTATTTAATATACTTTTAGTTAAAGAAGTACTAGCATTTGCAGATCTCCAGAAATTCTCAAATGATTGCATGTTAGGCTAACCTGTTCCATTAGTAAGTAAATAGTCTAATGCTAAATCATCCATATTAATAGATAGATTATTACACATATCTATAAAATTAGATCTAACTTTAATATAATCATCCAAAGTTTTATCTTTCTTTTTTAATACATTATCTATTAATATTTTATGTTTCCACACAGCAGAATGAAACTTATCTTGATTTATAGTTCTAGTACCATCTTCATTAACATCAATTAAATCTGACAAGAAGAACTATTGCGACCATTTCTTTGGTAATCTACTTATCTTTCTATATACATCAGAATTCTGAATTCTCCATTTTAATTTATTAGAATATTCTTGTGTAGCATATTCTATTTGTTCATCAGATCCTCTCTGTGCAAAAGGTATCTGCTTTCTTTCTACAATTATTGCAGTTAAACTATTTTTTGCACTTTTAACTGTATTTAATATTTGAGTCTAAGTGACCTCATCAATAGGATCATCTTTTGAAGTTAACTTATTATATACAGTCATAAAGAATGGATCTACTTTACCAAGATTATAACATTTATCTACTAAGTCTAAATAACTTTCAACGTTCCATAGATTCTCTAATATCTTATTCCACACAACATTGAAATCTTCAGATCTAGTAGTCATCAACAAGTCATCTTCCTCTTCTACTAAGTATTTATTACCTGTTTCTGGATCAAATTCGTATTTAGTTTTAGGAATAGAATAAAAGAATAGTTTCGCTTTGAAAGCTACATTGGCTTTTTTACTTATTGTATAACTTTCTTTATCCCAAGTATTATCAGGGTTATCCCCAAGTTCTCTTTCTTCTCTTTCTTGTTCTTCTGATTCTTCAGTATTCTTTTTAATAATACTAAAGTTTCTTAAGTAATCATCTATTTGTTTCTTAAATACTTCTTTATTATTGATTACATCTTTGATAAGTTGTTCTTGAGATTCATCATACATTCCTAACTCTAAGTTAGTAGTTAGAATATCATCGAATATATCATTAATCTTCTTAGGTAAACTTTGTAAATCTTCAATGCTACTAATATTAAATGTATCCATTACTGTAGCATTTAAAGAATCTACTACTGCGTAGAAAGTAGTAGCATCTGCTATAGAAGCTATTTTCTTTAATTCTTTATCCTCTACTCCTGGAACGTAATAGTACAATGTACCGCCAAATCTTTTTTCAAAATCTTCTAGTACAGACTTAGATGGTTTATATTTTGAAAACTCTCCTTTACGTATTTTATTAAATAAAGTTCTTACTAAATCTCCATTCCTAGTAATACCTAATACTTTAAGCATTGCGTTAAATAATTTCTTAATTCTATATGCTATAGATGGTTTAGTTTCATTTAGCATATATTGTCTGAATTCTTCAGCAAGAGCCTCTTCTACTTCTTGTTTAGAAGCATCTTTTAAATATGGATATTGTTTTACATAATCTTGATATACTTGTTCTCTAAGCTTATCGTTTATTAATAACTAACTTACATAATGGAAACCTTCATGGAATTCTACTCCTTGCCCAGATTGTTCTGATAAGAATATTCTAGCTGCTGTATCACTACTAAGTCTATCCATACATACTTTTAAAGCACCATATACTTGTGGAGCATTAGCCATTCTAAATACTGCTTCTGAAGTAACAATATCTGATTTGTCAATACCTAGTTTGTCTTGCAGCCACTACCTAGCTTCATCCACATTTAATTTACCTTCGCCTTTTACTTGTGAAGTTAAACCCCTTTTAGCTAATTTCTGAGCAGCTTGCAGTTTACCGTTTCTACGAATTATTTGCCATTTACCAGTTTTATATTTGTATTGAGGAGAATTAGCTTTCATCCAATCTTTAATCTATTCTTCAGACCAATTCTCATCAGTAGAAACATATTCTATACCTGTAGTAGAAATAGGTTTATTATCTAATTTTACTTGTTTATTGTTAGTTTCCTCTACCTTTTTCTATGCTGATTTCTATACTGGCTATTGTTTGCTTGCACTAGCTAATTCTGTTTCAGTAACTTGTGGTACAGCTACTCCGTCTGTATATATGAAAGGAGCTCTGTATATAGTATCACCTAAATCTGTTTCAATTTTACCAGTGTTAATTAACCAAGTAAGTAAAGACACTGGTCCTTTATCAGTACCTATTCCTAAGTCTTCTCTAGTAAAAGCTAATTGCTCTAAACCTGCTATCTTAAATTGTTTAGCATTCGGATACTGTTTAAAATAAGAAGTAGCTAGTCTAACAATACTATCTGGTATAGGTTCTAATAAAGCATACTTATCTGTATTCCAATGCAGATCTTTAGCTATTTTTCTTATAGCTAATTTATGCTGAGATTCTGAAGCTCTGCTAGGATCAAATTCTACTTTTATGTGTCTACCATTAGAATTTCTTACAGCAAATTGTATATGCGTATTACCTTCTTCAGGATGATAATACAACATTTTATCCATTAGAAATGGATATTTTTCTCCAACTTCATCACCAATAATGGTTTTGGAACCATTATAAACAATAATATCAAGCACATCTTGCTCAGCTCCACCAAGTTTTACTTTACCAATTAATAACTTATATGCTAATTCAGCTAAAGAATTAACCTTACCATCTTTTCCCAATTCAACTTCATCTCCATAAATATCATAATCTAATTTATGTATAGACAATTGAATAGGAGCTATAGAACCATTAGGTGTTTGTTCTGCTTTTGGGAATATATATAATGCTCCAGATTTACCAACACCATTACCAGCTAATTCGTCATTGGACCCTAATTTGCGAATTACAAAAGTTTCAGTAACAAAGTCTTTTACAGAACCAGTACCATAACCAATTTGCAATTCCTTTACTTGTTGGTCTAACTTTCTTACGTTATTTTGTTCTAATCCAAAGTCATTAACTTCTGTAAGTTTACGTCTTACAGGAGCTCCTTCTGGAGATTTTTGGTTATTAAATTCTCCATTACTTATTCTTAATTTAGCTGGTTTAACAGACTTTATAATAGTAGTAGGTATAGTTTTATTACTACCAAGGTAAGCATTTACTATCTGTTGCCTAATTTCTATTAACTTTTCTTTCTGCTTTTGTAACTACTGAACTTGTTCAGAATTATAATTACCAGATGCTATTTCTTTATCTACATAATCTGGAGTTCTTAGAGAAGCTATCATTACTCCATCAGTATCTTCTAATACTAAGTGAATAGCTTGCATATATGGAGAAGTGTCTCCGTATCTATGGTTAGTTACTATATAATAAGCATTTACAGAATTTATCCAACCGTTCTTTAAAAGTCTTTTAGATAATTCTTTTCCTGGTAATACAGGTATTACTTCTCCTTTACTATTAGTAAAAGTAATAGGTTTACCATTCACAGTAATATTCATTGGAGATGTAGCATCTGGTTGGAAGAAAAACGTGTTAGAAACATGTTTTACTTTCTATACCTTTCTATTACTCAATGCATCAGAGTTATTAGTAACAGTTTCAGGTTTCATATTAGCGTAGCCAGTTTCTCCATATACTTCAGTAGAAGTATCTTCTAGCATTTGAGCTTCTGCTGCCAATACTTCATCAGATATAAAAGTAGTTCCATCATTTACATATATACCTCCATCAACTATAGTTATAGTAGGAGCATCCTGAGCAGGCTTGCTGTCTTCTACTTGAGTTGGAGTTGGTGGTACTGGATTACTTTTATCTTTTGTATTAGTGTTCTGTTCTTCATTTGCTTCTTGAGCATCTGTAGCTACAGCAATTTCTGGTACTTCTTCAGATGTTTGTTCACTAACACCAGATACTTCATCAGGATTCTATAAAGTTCTGTTACGTATATCTTCCTATTCTAGCTCTTGTGGAGAAGGTGTGCTATCTTCTATGTGACTAACATCGTCTACAGTTACATCAACTTTTTCTTCTCTGGCTATAATATCCTGTACTTCTTTTTCTGGCTATTGTATCTATTCTTCTATAGAACCTTCCACCAGAACATCTTCGCTACTAGGTTCTATTTCTAACTATCTACCTTTTTGATTTAGTAAAGCTTGCTCTTCTTCTCTAAGAATTTCATCTACATCTGTAGACATAGACTCTGGTATTACAGGTTCTGCTGTTTCTGTTTTAGTTTCTTGTACTACAGGCTGTTGTTGTACTCCTTCTTGTATTGGAGTTTCTGGTTTAACTTCTACTTTTTCTTGTTTCTTAGTAGTATCTTCAATAGCAGCTGCTGGATTTTCTATTACTCCCTCTTCTGGTAGTACTTCACCAGCTTCCTCTTTTTCTTTTCTAGCAACTTTTTCCTATCTAACTGATTTACTTAGATGTTCAGCAAATAACGAATTGGCTACAATTCTAGACGCACGTTCCTGATCAGCTAATTCTAGTAAATCATTATACTTCATCTGAGCTTGTTGATTATACTTAGATATAATAGATTTTCTACTAGGTTGAGGTTTACCTTCTCTTAGTGCTTTATCTGTATATTCTTGTATAATATTATCCTATTGCTCTTCAGATAAATCTTTGAACAAATATCCTTTGATATCCTAATATGATTCTGCTTTAAGTTTACCAGTAATATAAGCTGTGGCTTGATCTCTCAATCTATCTCTTACAGCTTTATTCATTACAAACGCTGTTACATAATTCTTTATCTATTCAGCATTTACTGGATCTTGAGCCTAATCTAAATTTTGTATACCATATGTACTTACTATTTGTTGAACGTTTCTTTCTATTCTTTCTTTTTCTCTTTTAATGTAGTTTCTCATATTATTTATATTTCTGAGATCTACATCTAAACCAGTATCCTCTGATAACTGTTGTAAAGTTTTAGTTCTATTAGTAAGAGCTTTATACAAATCTGTTATAGCTTGATTCTATAATTTTAGATAAGTAATATCATATACAGCATTTGAATATTCATCAAAAGTAGGTAAAGTAGATAAAAAATCTTGTTCTATTTCGTCTGCATATTCTGGAGTAGCGTTCATTTTGTATTGATAATCTTCATCAGACTACCTTTTATTTTCAACAAATGCGTCATAAGATTCTCTAGCTTTTTGTAGAAATACATCATCTTTATTAGTTTTACCTTGTTCTATTATCTTTTCTAATTCTTTGGCTACATCGTTAGTTGATTGCTCTGCCTCATTCAATCTATCTTTAATATGTAGATAGTTCTTAACTATTTTTCTATGCTCAGAGCTGCCTCTCTTAATACCTAAATCTTTTAAATTTTCATCAATAGATTTATTACGATATTCAGCCCACAGATTAGTAGCTAGATTTTTGTCTTCATCTATCATTTCATCTGTTACTCCAGGCTGTTTCAATTTTTTAGCAGACTCTAAATAATCTGTAACATAATTAATATCTTTACCAGCTTGTAAAGCATCGAGGAAGACATCCATTTTGTTATCCTGTTCAGCATTACTATATCCTTTAGCAATAAGTTTTTGTACTTCTTTATCTGAAGCATACTGTCTTACTGCATTTTTCAATTGTACTGCATTACCAGCAAATGGCATTACTAAACCTATGAATCCACCAATATCCATCGCCTTCTTTAATTCATCATCTGTATTTAGATAATTATCGTTTGATAAACCAAAGTAAGCAAGATTGGCTTCATACCCAAGAAGACCAGCGTTGTATGCAGCAGATATAGGATTTATCCCTTTGTCTTTTAAATAGTCGTATTCTCCTCTTTGATATCTACTACCAACTACAGATTGAACACCTTCTTCACTACGTTCAGATACAAAATTAATAGCATTAGCTTTAGCGAATTTACCAATGTTTTCTAATAAATGTTTCCTAGTAATATTTTGTCCAGGTCTAGACGCTTTGTTCAGAATATTTTCCACCCCTCTGTCAATAGCTTTACCCAAACCAATCTAGTCTACTACACTTGGTATTTCATCTAAAGGTCTTTCTATACCTCTAGCTTTTGCTAATGCTTTACTAGCCTAATTCCATAATATTTTACCCCCATAGGAAAACGGCATACTTTGTAAATAATCTGAATAACTTAAAGCGTCATTCACATCTCTAACCATTTGTAAGCCATCAAAAGCATCGTTTCTGATTTCTTCAAAATCTTTTTGATCTGTAGTCAGACCTTGAGCTAAACCAGCTTGTAGTTTTTCATTTTCGTCCATCTAATCTACAGGATAACCTAACTCACCTAATCTAGGTTCCCAAGATTCTAATACTCTATTTACATCTGTCTTATTATCGTTAGCACTTTGCAATACTCTTTGCTGATAGTTGTCAAACACTTCACTAGCTGTTTCAGATTGCCTGTAATATTTAGCTAACCAAAGATTAAAAGCTGATTCTCCTAAAGCAATTGCTGTAGCTGCTTGACCAATACCTGGAACAGCGGTTATAGCACCTCTAACAGCTAGACTTCTAGCTGCTTTATTAGCTAATATTGAAGTTCCTGTTTGTAAGAACATCATTTCTATTTCAGACAAAGAACTACCAATATGACCTAGATTATAAAACCAAGATTTAGGATCAGTAATAGATAACTCAGATTCATTTACTCTCTGCTCAAATTCTTTAGTAAGAGCAGTAGGATCGTACAACCAATTACCTTTCTTTAAAGTATTCTATCTTTTTACTATCTTAGCTGTTTTATCTTCGTATTCATCATTAGCATCAGATAATACTTTCTAAATAGCGTCTAATCTTTCTTTATCAGACATTTGTTGCTATTTATTGTTCCATAAGAAATCTTGTTCTTCCTAGTTTAATGCATTATCTTCTAACGCTGTAGCTATATTATCTAGCGGATTTACGTTGAATATATTATTATCTTTAAAGTCATTTAGCAAAGCTTTAAAGTTTATAGCTATACTACCATTTACATTCGTAGGATCTGTATCGTAGAATAAATCTCTTAAGTACGGATTAGATTTAGCATACTCTTTTATATTAGGTTCTAACTAATTGACAGTTTGTACTGCTATTTTCTATTCATCTGTAAGTATATTATTAGAGATATTATCTACAATAGACTTAGCTTCTAAATAGTTTTGAGCTTCCTATATCTGTGGTATCCATTTAGATTCTGTTTCCATTAAATTGTCTTGTAATTTAGACAATCCAACACTAAGTCTTTCTTTTTGTATATACTGATATAATGGATTAGCATTATCTAATACATTAGTTATTAGTTTTCCAGTATTCCATACAATATCTTCAGCTAAAGATCTTTTATTATCTTTAGCTTCTTCTACTACTGGCACTTCTTGTTCTGTAGTAAATTCATTTATTCCATATGACTATGGTAGTTGCGATATATCAAACCCTTCGCTGTACGGAGTCATAGCTTCCCTCACTAGCTATTGTCCTAGTGAGGGGGAATTCAAATTAAATTTATTTTTCTTAGCCATTTTTTATGCGATTTTATTTTTCTTCTTCTCCGGCAGAATAACCAATGCCGTAAGCTTCCTATTGTGTACTTGGATATAATTCAGATCTAAATGCATCTGTCATAGATAGCTTCCATGCTTGTTGATCTAAGTATTCAGTATTTAATTTATCTTGTGGATCTGGAAGTTTATTTAGTAATTCTATCTACCAATATACATCTTCTGTAGGAACGTTGTAAGATACCTTTCCTTCATAATTATATTTACTGCTGTACTCTCCTTCTTCTAAATATCTTTGAAATGGTAGTTTACGTTTATCACCTTCTTTTATTTCTGTAGATATAGACACCTTACCAGAGCGATCGTATATTCTTTTAGCTCCAGATATAACCATATCTGCGTCTGTTATACCTAACGCATCTAATTGACTTTGGGGTATAGCTACTGTAATTACCTAACTAGAATTAGGCTGTACTTGTCCATTTTTATTTACAGGTAAAGTAAGAATATTACCTCCCTATTGAAGAATAACATTAGTAAGCTTACCGTTTTTAAGAGCATCTCTAAACTTATTCTTTCCAGATTCTACGTGTTTATAACCAGCTATTTCAGATATAACATCTGTGGCTAAATCTAATTGTCTAGGATTAGCTATTACTCTGTATTTACCTAATGGAGTAGTAACTGTTTCAGATGTAATACCTGGTATAGTAGTTTGTAACAAATCATTTACAGAAGCAATAGGAGATGGAGCTGCAAATCTATTCAAAATATCATTAGTAGCGTTTGATAAATCTATATTAGTTAATTTACCATCTGTAGCATATTCTTTAAATATTTCATTAAACAATTTATTTGGTGTGTAACTATTAGATTCATTATATATTTTTCGTAATTGTTCCTTAAATATATTTGCAGATAAATTATCATTTGATTCGACAGCTTTATTATATTGATCAGTTAAAGAATTTATCTGATCTCTATATTTATTAGCTATGTAAGCTTGAGTTCCTAATTTAAATGCATCTCCACCAGTAGTTGCAATAGATTCTGTCAATCTAAAGGGTTTTTGAGCAGTTTGTTGTCCTGTTCTAGCTCTCTTCAATCTATCTTCTTCGTATATCTTAGATAAAGGATTAAGTTCTCTATCTTCATATGCAAATTCTCTACCAGCTCTATATATACGATTAGCAAATAAAGCATTAGCTTGTTCTGGAGTATATCCTTGCTGTATTAATACTTGTATATGTTTCTGTGCTTCAGGAGTGTTATATATAGCAGAAATATTGTTAGCTATTTCTTGATCTGTTCTTTCAGATGAAACTCCTCTCCAATCATAAGCACCTTCTTGTCTAATAAATCCAGGCTTTAGATTATCAACATAAGGTTTTACTAAATCTACTTCTGACTTATAAGCTAATGGAGCAACATCATTAAATACTCCACTATCTAAAGTATTATAATTAGTAAAATCAACTTCATGCCATAAAGGATTATACTTACCAGACAGCATAAGTTGTTGATTTACTTTCTATCTCTAAAGTAATCCTTCTCTGCTCTATTGTAACTAACTTAGCTCGTTATAAGGTCTTGTATTAATAAATGATTGTATTAAAGATCTACCTTCTGCTGTTTTAATCAAATCAGGATTAGCTGCTAATTTATTTACTATATCTTGTCCAGCTCCAACTGTTAAATCATACCACCTCTTAGTATCTATAGCTGACGGAGATCTAAACTCTGACCACTTAGTAAACTGATTACCTAAATCCTAATAAGCTTTATCTACTCTTTCGTTATTTGCTTTACCTATAGCATATAGCTATTCAAAAGGTATTGGTGTATACTAACTAATATACTCACTTTCTATTGGTTTATCAAATCTATTCGTTGCCATTATCTTTTCAAATTATTATATAATTTAGTTAATTGATCTGATGTTATACCATATTCCAAATAAGGTAACATAGCTTCTAGTACAGCAGAGTCTCTTTTAGTTAAACGTTTATCTTTACTTATCTACTATATTCTTGTAGATAAATCACCAAATCCTTTTCTACGAATATTTCTAGTAGCTGCATCATTTTGAGCTTGTTCTACAGAAGCTAAATGTCTAGCATTAGCATACTGTTGTCCCCATTGATTAGCTATTTGAGCATTGTTAAATGCCATTTGATTTTCAGCATTATTTTTAGTAGCATAAGCATTAGCGATAGCTTTGTTCCTATTAACTGCTGACTGTAAACCAAATGCCATATTGGCTCCAGTGTTAGGATTAATATTAGCCATATTGTATCTAGCAATTCTATCACTTAGTGTAGCTTCTCTAAGTATAGGATCTATATTATAATCAGTAGGACCATATACTGGATCATAAGTATATGTTTCTACTCTTTCAGGACTACCTGAGAATATATTACCAATAGGTCCAGCTAATGCAGCTATATTGTCTATTAGATCTAACCAGTTATTATCACTTGGAGTTTTTGGCTTTTTACCATTTGTACCATATATATTACCTACTGGAAGCTATCCAGGATTACTAGTGTAGTTAAAGTATTTACTACTTCTAGCATTAGCAGTATCTACGTTACCAATGGGAGCGTTGATATTATAAGGAATACCTAATCTATTTGCTACTTCAGAAGATGGTATATGTCTAGGTCCACTACTTTGATTAGATCTACTATCCACATATGCTTGACCAATCTTATGCCAATCGCCATACTTTCTGTCTGTCATTAAAGATCTAGCTTGTTCTACTGTAGGTATAACTCCTTTGTTCTTACCTAAGTAAGTAGACATGTCTCCGTATTTACCGCCATAGATATCTTTTACATCTTGATCTGTAATACTATTAACCCAGTTTAAATAATCTTGTGTATAGTTATTTTTATTTGGATCCCAGTATTTAAAATCAGACATATTTTTATTATATCCATATGGTTTAATACCTCTAGTACCATCTGCATAAGCAGCAGTATTCTTCTTTATTTTTTTACTTTTCAAAGCTTCTTGCTAATCTAATAATGCCTGATAAGCTATCTAATTATTTCTCTCATTTAGCATCTAACTATTTTCGGCATATATATTATTAGCTTTCTTGTTGCTTTTCTTCATTAATTTCTTTCCCATTTCTGCAAATGTTTTATTTGTTCCTGGAACTTTAATCTTATCACTTAATACTTGAGTTCCAACAGGTACATTTAATAAATTAGAATCTGTAGGTTTACCTTCTTCTGGTATAGAACCTATAGTTCCATCTGGTGTTCTTAACATCTCACCATCATCTAAGTAAGCCATAGTAGATGGTACTACACCACCTTTAGATAAACTTAATTCATTATATCCGTTTTCCTAATAGTAATCAGCTGCTATTTGTTCAGACATTTGTCTAGCCTGAATACCATTTTTAATTCTACCAGCTTTATTACGTATATAACTTTTACTATGACCAAATAGACCAGCTATTCCTGATGGTAATTCGTACTCACCAGTCTACTCATTAACAGAACCACCAGAACCTATACTTGAAGTAATACCACCAATAGCTCCACCTATTACTGCTCCCCAAGGTCCACCAATAGAAGCACCCATTGCAGCTCCAGATCCTATTCCACCTATTACACCAGCCGCTGTAGGTTTCTTTCCACTAGTAGCATTACCTATCATACTACCTACAGCACTAACTCCTTGTGTAACTACATTCGCTTTATCTACTCCACTCATATTACCCCAGTTTGAAATAGCATCAGCACCGAAAGCATATTGAGGAACTCTTTTTAATTTCTTAGTTTTCATATTATAACATTGAATATCTATAAGTTGTTTTAACATAAGGAAGCTTAAATTCTCTGTTATCATTACAATCCAATGTGTAATTACAGATTAAGTATTTTCCTCTCATCCTTCCAGCATAAGACATATTAGTCTATTGTTGCTAACCTGGATTATTTTGTTTCTCTCTACTTATTGGGAATCTAAATGTATCTTCTCTCTATTCTATCTATTTCCAATCAATAGGTTCTGTTTCCTAATTCTTAGTATTAAAGTGTATATCAGATATTAACGTAGGCTTAGTTTCATCTCCAATGTCTACAAATTCAGCAGAGAACCATTGATTATCGAATACTTTAGTATATGCTATATCTTTATTAACTACAAATCTAACATAAGATATTTTCTCTTCTTTAGTAGTACTATTAACATCATACATATTATGTAAGTAATAACAATTATTGTTTTTAATAGTAACTAATCTAGTAGAGAATGGGAAGAACCAGTTTGGATTATGAGTATAAAAAGAAGTAAACACATTTAGTTGTTCATTAAATATTAAACATCTGTCATATATTCTAAACCATACTTCATTATATTTCTTATCATAGAATGATACTGGATTCTTTCTAGCATTATCTGGTAATCTATTTAAATACGTCTATACTTGTTTTACTTTAGATAGCTCATTAAAGTCATTGCTAAGTGAGCATATAACATTTTTATCTAAGTCATACCAATACAAAGTAGTTTCAGAATTAGTAATACTCTTATCATTAATAATACTATCTCCATTTAAAGTAACTAAGTAATCGTATCTAGTAAGAATACCACCAGTACCTAATGTTAAAGCTCCAGCGTTATTATCAGTAATCAAAGACCTATCGTTAACAGATGCTATACCTACAGCACTATCCTAGAAGAAATACAATTTGTTCTTAAATACTTTAAGATTAGTAACTGGTCCATAAGTACTATCTGTATCTAAATAGTTAGCAAACTTAAACTTAGTCCAACTATCTGTCTGTTCATTATTTGTCTTTAACTCTGAACAAGTAATTCTATTCATGCTTTTAACATCATCTTCAGCATATATAGATTTTTGTATATAATTCTTACTAGTACTAGTATTAGAGTAAGCAGCATTATATACGTACATTGGAGTTTTCTAAGTATATAAAGTATTCATCTATCCTGGATCTGTTAGGAAGTAAACGTTAGCCTCACCAGTTTGACCATCTCCAGATGATTCTACTATGTCTTGAGAATAATGTTCATCATTTCTATAGTATAAGTTTATACTAGATTCTAGTGGAATATAAGCTCCAACATATCGCTTAAAACCATTTCTATCATCAGGATCATTTCTAGTAAATAACATAGTATGAGTATAGTCTAATACTCCTAAATATGTATCACCACCAAAGCACATTGCTTTATCATATCCTTCCCAAGATGTTTTAACATAAGTATTAGTACTGTTATATATAGAATAGCTTCTACTCATAAAAGTATTACCACCATACTGTGTAGTGTTTTTCTTTATATTAACAAACAGTACAGCATTATGTCTATATTTCCTTAATAAAGGAGTAGTACGAATTCCAGTATAATTACCAGAGTATACATCTGGAGCGCTAACAGCTAAACATACTCCATGAGGACCAAGTGCTTCTCTAGAACCAATACTATAATTTATAAAACCAAATCTATCTATGTAATCTACTATTTGTTTAGCATCAAATGCTTCTTGATATGGAGATATGTTAGTTGGCTTAGTTACATCTTTTATAGGGAAAGATTGACGCAAATTAGAATTATCTTTGTGAGCATAATTCTTACCAAAGAATTGATAGTATTTACATATACCACCACTTACCATATCACCATCTTGTTCATAACCATCAAATACTCCCTAAGAAGCACTAGGTTTGTTACCAGTATGTTCAGAATATTCTACAGGTCCACCAAATGGATTTTGTACATTATTAGTGCTTTTTCCTAATACTTTAGTAAACGGTATACCTAATCTATAATGCTTGTTGTTAGCGTCATTACAGTATGTAGCAGAGTGTGCACAATACAATGGTACAATGTTCATACCACTAGTAACAATCTGATCTGATTTCTCTTTATTAAAACATATATCAGCTGTCACTAAATCAAATATACCATATGTATCAAAAGGATTCTAATCCTAAGCATCTTGTTGTACAAATAGATTCTTACTTGAATTATAGAACCCTTGTACAAATTCTGGAGCTACACCTTCTTTAAAAGTAGGCATAATAGTAGGTCTTCTATCTATGCTACCCAAAGAGTATTCTGCTCTATAATCTTCAGTATTATTATACCACCCGTTGAATCTGATAGTTTTATTTAGTAACCCCTAAGTAACTATTGTTCTATCTGCTAATGTTCTATCACATCTTACTATTTCATAAGCTACTACATCCGTAGGAAGATTATTCACATAGAACATTATACCAAGTGGATGAGATACTAATTCATAGTTACCAGATCCATCTACTGTTCCACCAAAAGTAAAAGGTTCATAACCTTCAACATCAGCAGAAGGGAATCTAATATCTCCAATCCAGTGTACAGGTGAAGGTATATTCTTATTATTATACAATATTATACCATATCTATATACTTCATCTCTTTGATGACTTAAGAAATTAGATACGTAATAAGGGTCACAATAGTTTCTTATTCTAGATTTACCATCACTATTAAATGTATGTACTAATTCTTTTGTTTCAGGACATATTAACTTAATAGTATTATAAGACTTTTTAGATGATGATAAGCTCATACTATATGGTACAAATTTATCACCTTCATCATCAACTACTGGAGTATTATCAGACTCTATTAAATCTGTTATAATAAATCTATAACTAATATTTAAACCTCTACCACCTCTAATAATTCCATTATCATCATATCCAAATGCATATTCATCTGTTGAATTATTAGGATATACCATTGAACTATTCATTGGGTTTATACAATCGTGTTCTTCTGGTATAATTAAATCTGTTTCTGGACTAGTTAGTTCTTGAAAAGTAGTAGTAATATCTTGATTACTTATACTAGAGTTTAATTTAATAATACCGTTGCTATTACATCTATACGCTCTAGCGTCATAATCTACATCCCAAGTTAATTCCTACACATTAGAAGCGAACAATCTATTATCCATCTTTGCTATACTTTTAGCATTAAATTCAAATGGGACAAGATCGTTAAATTCTTCTATACTTAATTCGTTAACATAACTACTACCAACATCATTGTAATTAAATGTTATTACATTATCTTCAGATTTAGGTAAGTCTAATTCATTAATTACATATATCTTAGGAGTCTGAGTATTGCTAGTATACTGAATACTAATGATTCTTATTTTTTCAAATCTACCATCATTGAACAAAGTAGCTTGTAACATACAACCTTTATCTGTACTCTCACCTTGTCTATCACCTTTAAATGTTTTAGATGAATTTGAATTACTAGATGATATAGGTATCATAGGACTTAATGAAGAAGTAGATGTTTCTCCGCCATGTACACTGAATAACTGATAACAATATTGTATCATACCAGCTGGTAAATTACCAGATGTCAATTCAATAAACTTAAACGGTGCAATAGTAGAACTTGGTAGTAGATCAAAGTAAGTATCATCTTCTATATGATTAGTTTTATCTGTCTTATATTGAGCAGATATATTAATACATTTAATAGAGGAAGTACCATCAGATATGTATATCTTACTTACTTTATCTGACTCATAATTAGTAACTATAGCTACTTTGTTAACTAAGTTCATAACAGCAGATACTACTAAAGTCCAAGTAGGTTTAATACTGTTGAAATCAGTTATAGCCCATACATTATTAATATAAGTACCTTCATACAATTCCATAGTAACTACTATACCACATTCTTCTACTATCTTCTTAGTAGAATTGTACCATCTAGTTACTGCTGTACCAAGTATATTTTCAGATGCTTCAATACCACCTTCGTACTATCTTACATCTTCTATATTCTATAGAATACCTGTAGTACCAGCATTATCTGTGAGTAAACGAATATTCTCAGCCCATCTATACTAGTTATCAGCTAGCATAGTAATATCACTGTCGATATTCATACCACCAATAAATGTATTTACTTGGCTATTTATCTCCATAATCTATTATAATTCTAATTCTAATTATAAATTTCTTGTCTATCACCAGTAGTACTAAAGAAAGTACGCTCTTCATCCATTTCTGGAACTAATGTATTCCATGTGTACTTGATATTAGTTAACTCATCTTGGTTAGGCATTAATGATTCAGCATAAGCTTGCTTTCTATAGAAGTTATAAGAGTTCTTAGCATCTAACCATAACTATCTGTGTACATCACCTTTTATATATTTAATATAAAGAATTTTCTATGCACAATACCAGAAACAAGCTTCAAAGTATGACTATACATCTGGCATCATTGGCATACCATCTTCATCAGTATAGATAGCGTGGTATGAGATTTTTGCATATCCTTCTGGAACATTTGAGATGAGATATCCTGGTTTGACATCATATTGTGGCGTATAACTGAAATTAGTACCATTAAAACTAGTGTGCTGTAATCTACCATTTTTGCTACAAACTGTATAATTATTAATCAATGCGCTAAGCGTCTATCTAGTATTAGCATCTTTATTAAGTATTTCTAATGCGTCTTTATCTTTAGTAATATTGTGAAGGTTCTTTACTAATGGTATTAATACATCATCGTGTATAATCATATTACAACAATCACAGTTATCTTTTCTGTCATAAACACTGAATGTACCTGTACTCTTCTTCATAGGTATCCAACCACCACAATCACATGTAGAGTAAGCTACACTATTTAATCTTTCTAAATCACATGGTAACTTAGCCTAATAACCATTGATAGGTATTACTTCTACTTTGTGATCTAATTGATTAACAGAACCTATATTCATCAAACTTTCGCCTATCCATTGTTTGATGTCTGTAATAGGTATTTCAGTTTCATTTAAACCTAAGTCCGCAATTACTTTAGCAATCACGGCTTTACTACTTGTCATTTTGTAAATCATATTTCTTCGTAATCGTGAACTTTATTTTTAATTATACTAGCCAAATTTCTCTTATTAGCTCTACTTAACTATATCTAGTATTTACTTTTGTTTTTAACTAGTAAATCCTATTTATCCCAATATAGCCTATACTTATATCCATTAGAATGTTCGTTTAGTAAGTAAATTAATTTACCATATTCTTTAGTAGCCTAATAATCAATTCTAAGACTTCTGCTATCTAAATGCTTTGGCTACTTTTTAATTATCTACAAGCTACCCATTCTATATGGCAGCTTTACCCTTTTACTTTCCTCTATTATCTAATCTCTTAGATATTGAAAGTATTCTGTTATAATCTTTCTATATGTAGTATAGTCAATATCATAAACAGTATCGGGTTCAATACTACTTAAATAAGAATTATAAAACGATGGAATAGTATAGGAAGCAGTTTTAAATGCAGATTTATTTAATTCATTCATCGTCTTATACTTCTGTTAACATTCTAATTCATTACATTCTAAGTATCATCTTTACTATCATTAGTAGTATCAGATACTTGCTATCTCATAGTTAAGAAATCTTTAGTAAAGATTAGCTACTTAACTGTACCCCACATATAAGCTGGTAAAGGATATTCATCCTTATCAGGATTGTAACATAGTTTATCTTCAGTAGGATCTTCAGCAATTATTTCTACATCAATATATTCTAGTTGATTAGCATCACCTTCTACATATATCCTATTGCCTTTAACATATGCAATATAATCTTTACAGGTATACTTTCTATATTTCTAGAATTTCATTTTAGTTTCAGAACCTAATTGAATAATGTTACCATAGGCATCTTTTACTGTTATTACTGAAGTAGTAAGTTTAGTACCAAGTAAAGTCGGTAATTCTTTATCTCCTTGGTATTCTGCATGACCTGGATCTTCTTCTATTTTATCCAAATGCATGCGTATAGTCTAATAGAAGATCTAGTCTAATTGCTCTCCCTTATCTAACTTCTGTTTTAATAAGTAAGCTCGATAGGTTTTAATCCACAACATTATCTAATATCTACTGAGCTTTTCACTCTCAGCAATCTAGTTGTTTCTAGCTTCTAATAGAATATCATCAATGAGCTCATTTAATGTCATATCTATATATTTAAATTATAATTATAATAGTCATAAAACGCATTTTAAGACTTACTGTAAATTTTTATAGTATCTTAGATACACTCCTTAACAGAAACTAATAGCCTTTCTTAAATAGCTTTATAATAATTTTCCGAGCGAAGCGAAGGAACTCTGAGCGAAGCGAGGAAATATTATTAACATACATAAACAACAAAAGCTCGTCCACTATACAGTGAGCGAGCCTCGTAGAGGTGAGCGAACGTTGTGAGCGTTGCCGAGTATTATTTCATTGGAGCTGGTAAATTAGGCATAGGTGGCATTGGTGGTTTTGGGAATCCTCCCATAAACATCTTCTTAGTATCTTCGATCATCTTCCTAATATCAGCAACATCGTTCTTTAAATCATTTATTTCTTTACTATTGTCAATAGTATTTGTTATTATAGGAGCTTCTACCTGTGCTTCTAGTTGATCTAAAATATCTTTACACTTCTCCATTTCTTCATCGTACTTACTTGCTGCTTCTTTTTTAGCTTTGAATTCGTTGTAGTTCTATCTAACCATATTAGCTATTTCTTCTTTGTTGGTAGCAACAGTAAGTCCTATAGAAGTATCATTGATTATTGAACGTTCAGCTGGTACTGATAGTTTCTTAGATTCTCCATTACAACTAATAAATACATCGACTAATTTACGTCTGTTCTATCCTGGTATTGGAAACTAACCTTGAGGTAAAGCCTCATCATAAGGATTTGAAACCTAAGTAATAGAACCAAGACTATAAACAGTAGTCTTTTTAAACGTTCCTAGAACTTCTAATACGTGCACGTGATCTCCTATTTTTAATTGACTAAATAACATAATTGAATTGGTTTTAGTAGGGCTACCTTTTACAGTAGCCCTAAGTTTTTTATTAAGCAGCTGGTGCTACAATATGATTTATAGTCTGAAATACTCCAGTACGTTTATCATAGTATATTAGATATTTATTACCAGTTGAAATTTCTTCTGTTGGCATCTAATCACCAGATCCATTTAGTAATGCTTTACCACTATTAGTATTTACACTAGTTGGATTAGATGATACCTAACTAGAACTAACAGAAGTAGCTACAGATACTAGTGATCCTTCTGTTGCACCAGTAGCAGTATGATTAATATTTAATAATATTAAACCTCTGCATGGCAATTGTCTCCATTGAAATGGACATATTCCATAAGTAACAGTATTGTTAGTAGTATCTACATTAGAGAATATAGTATCTAATGTAGGTATACCACCTTGGTCAATACGTCTTACACGATAAGGATTAAAGAAAGGATTAAACATAATTACCTCCTTTCTTATTAGCAACCACAACCGCAACCGTCGTTATATCCGTATCCGTAACCAGTGAATCCACCGTTACATCCGAATGGGTTACAAGTTAAGTAAGCAGGTACTGGACAAGGACGCAACTGATTTACGATATTAGCAGTTTGAGCAGATTGAGATAGACCTAATTCAAGAGCTGACTTCTCAGCACGCAATGTGTCAATCTTATTCTGCATTTCACGCATTTCAAGTTGACAGAACTTATCGTTAATCATTTGAGTTTGTGCATCTATCTTAGCACCAATTACATTAAATTTATTAGTATTATCTGTTAACAAGTTATTGAAACCACCAGTGATTGCATTCTGCAAAGTATTAGTTTGCTGACAGATAGACAGTTTATTATCAGCACTCATTTGAGTCAAGTTCAAATTAACAGAGTCAATTGAACGTTGAGTCTGGCAGCAGCAGTTAGCCAATTGAGAAGCCAAGTTAGCATTACCAGAAGTAATAGCGTTGATTACTTCACAGCTAGCCAATTTAGTATCACAAGCAATCTGACTTACGCTAGTATTAATAGTATTCAAAGCTGTCTGTACAGCATTAATATCACAATTTAAAGTATTAGACAAAGAACTGATAGCATCTTTGTTACCTTGAATAGCCTGCATTAACAGACTTGTATTAGTATCAGTATTTAACTGAGAAGCAAGACGACTAGCATCATCACTACCTCTACCAAAACCGTTACCTCCAAAACCGCCCCAGCAGAAGAAGATTAGGATGATCCAAATCCACCACCAACCGCCGTTTCCACCGAAACCGCCGTTGTTCATCATAGCCATAAGAGCAGCAGGGTCCATATTACCTTTGTTTGCATTCTGCAAAAGTGCAGCTACACCTGGATCTATACCAGCGTTTTGTACTAAAATTTTTTCAGGTTCGTACATAGTTCTCATAAATTTTGATTAAATTAATATCTTGATATTCTTCTTTCATACATAGGTTCATATCTATGCATTCTTTCCTCTTCACGTTCACGATCTAAATATTCATCGTCTTCGTCATAGTCATAACCGTAGCGAGTCATTCTTCCTCCTCTACCTCTTCCACGTCCTCTACCACCACGAGCATAACGATACTCATGCTCTTCATCTTCATCGTCTTCAAGCATTAACATCGTCTTAGCTTCTTTGCGCAATTTATCACACATAATATAGCAATAGTAATACCACATCTTTCCTTCTTCTATATCTTTGTCATTCAACCAAGCTTTTGCTAGTTCTACAAAGTATTTAATGTGATCACTGCTTGTCATAGTAACAACTGCACGATAATAGTCTGAACGTATCATGTTGAGAGCAACGTACCAATCATACTTGTTGTATTTCTCACCTTTCAGATTGATTCCGTACTGGTTAGCGATTGAAGTAGTTTCTTCTAAACTCCAATGTTCTCCACGAGAGCCATCTTCGTTTTCCATCTTTGAGACTGCTTTTAGTGCACATTCTTCATTAAAGTGTGGACCATACATAGCCTCATGACGCTCTATTTTCAGTCTTTCTCTCATTGCATTAATTGATTTAATTATTCGACTTATAAAGTTCATTTTGATAAATCTATTATTCTAGTATTTTCTACATTGATTAACTTGTTACTGTTATCAATTTGGTACTTATAAATAGTTCGTTTTTTAAAATCAAAGTGAAGGAGTCGCTAGAACCAATTACGATAATTACGCTTATATTCTTTTTTAGTATGAATAAATAGTGATTGTGTATTGCGAATGTCGATACTATGTGTTAGGAGTGTATCTCTTTTATTTATTACGATTGATGTCAAATTATTTGGTTTGATTTCCACTTTAAAGTCAGTTGATCTAACTACTATAGTAGTATCATGTACTACTTTCTACTCCTATATCTGTACCTATTTCAACTCCTTCTCTTTGATTTTTAATTTCTTTACTGTAGCATGTACTTCTTGTATCAAGCTATCTTTGGTTTCTTTAAATTCATCTAGAGTAAGCTATAACACTCTGTTATCATTCTTCTACTATGTTGCTAGCTATTCATAGTAAAGATAGTTATTAGTTACTCTATCTAGTTCTCTATTCTTCTTATCTAGCTAGTTATTCTAATAAAAACAAATGGCAGCGAGAATCGTAATGATAATCACTGCCATTGCTTTGTAATTTCTTTTAAACCAACCGATAATGTTACTTGTTAATCTTTTTGCTAGACTTATCAGTATTGGTATCATTTGTAATAGTATTTTGTTCTTCTAAGATGTCTGTTATACCTACATCTAAATATTTTTCTGCTTTCGACTTTATAATCTTTGTGAAGAGTCTTGTAACTAATGAATTAGGTTTTAATGCTTTCCTAGATTCTAATAATGATATTATTTCTGCAAAACATACTGCTCCTGCTGCAACTTTAGCTAACACCAGATCGGCATATGTCATAAATATAAACTTATCTAATAAAGTAAATCCAGCTATCATTATAGCTGCAAATCCTAGTTTCTCAATAGTAGACCAAAACTTGCCAGATTCAAAATAATTCTTGTGAGTTACTTGTCTACATACTTTATACCCATAGATTAAGTCTAATATTATGAATAGAAATGACACACCTATTAATGGTGCAGCTGGTGCTAGTATAGTTGCTATACCTGTTAGCCAACCTACTATAGATTGATATCCATTAGCAAATATACGTCTTGCAAGATTCATTATATATAAACTTCTACTCAACACAACTTAAAATAATTTTATCTGAAATAAAAATGCTAGTCAATATTTATTACTGCTAGCATATGTTAAAGTCTCTGCGATTATATAACTATAACGTACTCATTATGCGTATGTTCTATTTCCTTTACGTATATCCAGGTAATCTAATAGCTCTTTATGTTTAATAGTTTTAGTAAGTAAAGAATAACAGTTAGCATGTTTAAACCATCCTATATAGCTAGCCATCTTTCTTCTATAATATTTATAATTAGTATTCCTTCTATATAGTTTAGAATTCTTTTTACAATATCTTTTTTTCAATGCTTTTCTAACTAAGGTATAGTTATGATATATTTTATATCCTACAAAATCTATACTTCTACTTTCTACTGGGAATACCTAATAGTTATTCTTTAACTATAGTTTTAAGTTATCTTTTAAATACTACTTTATATCTCTAAGTAGTGTCTACAAAGACTTTTTATCTTTATAAAGTATTACTATATCATCTGCATATCTATAATAATACTTTATGTTTTTATCTTCTTTAACCCAGTGATCAAAGTAAGATAGATATAGATTAGCAAAGAACTAAGATAAGTAATTACCAATAGGTACTCCTTCTGAGGAATCTATTATTTCATCTAGTAACTATAACAGTTCTCTGTCTGCAACTTTTATTCTAATTATTTGTTTTAATATATCATGATCTACTGAAGGATAAAACTTTTTAATATCTATTTTAAGACAGTATTTAGTATTCTCTCTATCTTTCAGATCGTGCTATATCTACTTAAGTACTTTGTGAATTCCTCTTTTCTTAATACAGCTATAAGTCTAAGATATCATCTAATTAATCCACAAAGGTTCCATCACATTCATAATAGCATGATGTACTATACGATCTGGAAAATAAGGTAACTTAAATATTATTCTTTCTTTAGGCTCATATAATTTAAAAGTAAAATACTCAGAAGTTTTATAAGTATGATTTATTAGCATCTACTGTATCTACTTACAGAAACCTTCTATATCTTTATCAACTTTTATAACATCATCTCTATGTGTTTTATTCTTTCTAGCGTTATGATGAGCTAATATTATATTGTCTAAATCTGTTATTTTCTAATATAGATTTCTAAATTTCTTCATAGTCTGAAATTACAAAGAGCTTTCGATATTTCGCTACTAACCCTTAATAAATTATTTATATTTTTTACCAAGTGGTAAGGTCCTTCTCAGTAGTTAGCCATTATATGATATCCTGATAATCTTCTGAAAATGTAATTTCATTGAACTGATATTAGCATTGGAATTACTAACACTATTATTGGAATTAAGATTGAATAGACCTGCTTTACTGCTATTGTCAGAGTTACTACTTTTTTTACTTAAAACTAATAATGCATACTCGTTCTAATTCTAGAGAAGCAACCTGTGGGTATTACTTAACTATACCGTATTGCATAATTAAGTCATTACTCCGCCCACGGGAGATATGTTAATCGAGAACCGACACTAGCACCGGAATGACCAACACCATTAGCGGAATGAAGACCGAACAGACCCGCCAGACCGCCATCGTCAGAGCGACCACCGATTAACAAACAATGTTCTGAAGCATCCGTATTATCCCAATTATAGTCACACCAGTATGTAGATTCTGAGCCATTAGTACAAGCACGCGCAAAGAAATCACAATTAGGTGTAGCTATAATTTGAGTTTTATGTCCAGTTACAACACTAGAAGCACAAATAGCAATATAATTATCATTTTTATTATTACTAAAATTAGTAGGATTATAACATTTGCACCAATGTCTGTAATTTAATTTACATATACTAATAACATCATCTGTGTGTTTCCATATATGACCAAATGGATTTTCAATGCCACGATATCTATTACATTTTCTAGTAATAGTTGTAGTATTTGCTCCAGATGAATCAGTCTATTGTATAGTTACTGTAACTTCACCCGAATCGTGCTTTAAACTATTTGAACTTCCTACTGGTATAAGCGACCAAGTTTGAGCTCCGTTGATAGTTGCTGTTCCTGTAGTACAACCTGAACCTAATCCACCTTGTCTAAATCCTTCAACTGTTAATGTAGTATTAACTGCTTTTTGACTATTTCTAGTAGCATACTCTACTAAGAACAAATGACATATAGCTCTATGTTCTTCATATGTATATATGTTCCATTTACTTTGTCCAGTTGGTCCATTTGCTCTAGCTTTAGTTCTTATTGATTCTCTAGTAACATTTATAGCAGGTTTTAATCCTCCTGTGTTTGGAGAATTAGAATAATATTTATCATCATAAACCACTCCTTCGTATGCTCCAACGTATGCTTTTTTATGATGATTCCATCCTGGTTTAGCGTGTGGACATATTTTTAAATTGTGAGTTTTACTAGAATCAACATATTCATCTATATACCAAAATTCAGGTATTTCTACCATTACATTTAAAGAATCATTACCAAGAAAGTTTTGTTCACTATCTGAATAAAATCCGCCTGTTACTTTATAATCATCATTTAAATAGCGAATACTACCAGACCCCCAAGGAGATTTAGAATTAGTAATTACACAGGATCTCATCATACTCTATATAGGCAATGATCTATGCATATCCATATTACCAATACGGGTACAATCTGGATTAGATGATGTTTCTGACCAAGATACACCATACCAGTCTGGAGCATCTAGCGTAACGATTTCACCTAACACAAAGTTGTTTGGTCTAGTAGTAACAGCTCCAGAAGTTAATATATCAGAAGCATTTGAACTGAATTTACAAGTAACAGTTACTGTATTATTCCATCCTCCCAAACATCCTAGCCATATTTCCACATTAGTTGATGTAGTTACGTATCCTGCAATAAATTCAACTCCAACACTTTGTTGCATAACTAGTTTTACTAGTGTTCTTTCTCTAGTACTTGCAACTAATGAAGCGTAATTAATAGTGTTATGTTTAATATCATTACCTCCGATTATTTCAAATGCTATTTGTTTATTGCCATATAAATTATCTGTTGGTAACTATAAAGTTGCTAATTTTATCCAAACCTAGTGCTAGCCATCAGCTAAATTTGTATACCTCTTTGTAAAATCTAATCCAGAAGTAGTTCCGTTTTCTATAACATTCTTGCCATCTACCATATCTGCATTCAGATTAGTACATAGAGTAGTAGAATTAGTTTTAATAGGAGCTACATCAGATGTTGTTGTTATCCTTGTTGCTCCATAAATATACAAATTACTACTTGATTCATCTTTAAATCTTATAGATAACTAATTATTATTATCGGAAATTAATCTTGCAATATAGTCATCTGAAGAATTATTATAATGAAAATCAATATACGGATGTGTATCTTTTAACTCTATATTTGGTACAGTTAAACTACCAGTCATAGTATCACCAGCTTTCTTTACATAAGTAGTAGTAGGATCTACACCTAATGCACTAGTTACATTAGCCTTAGTTATACTAATAGTACCACCATTTGCTAATGTTATATTACTACCTATCTTAACACCACCTAATGCACTAGCTGTAGCAGCAGGTAATACATACTTATTAGCTTCAGCTTCAATAGCAGCTAGTTTATTCTTTTCAGGAGTAGTATAATCATTAGTACTAAGACCTTTACCTTCAACTTTATCTACTTTTTGAGTCTACAGTTGAGTAATATTACTATTCAATGTCTCTTCTACACCAATAGCTCTTTCTACTTCATTTGCTATAGCTGTAGCATTAGCTGATTCAGCACCTTTAGCTCTAGTTACTTCACTAGCTAAATCACTAGTTAGTTTCTATTCTGCTTTCTCTGCTCTAGTCTATTCAGCTGTTACAGTTGTATCTGTATATGACTTAGCCTGTTTAATAGCATTAGCTATAGAACCAGTAGTAGATTCATTACCATTAATAATAGTAAGTTTATCTTCATTTACTTTTACTCTATTAGATAATGAAGATACATTGTTATTAATAGTAGTATCAGCTTGAGTTCTATCAAGTATCTCTTGAGCTAAGTTATCAGCTACTTCTTGAATGCTACCTTCAATAGCAGTAGTATCAAATGAACCTGATAAAGCATCCCAACCTTCTTCAGTCCATACTACATTAGTACCAGCATCATAATGCTTACCACCTAAATTAAACGCATTAGTAATATTATATACATCACCGACTACATTGTTATCTTTAGGTAGAGCTTCAAATGTACTAGATCCTTTTACTTTATAAGCACCAGATAATTTAGCATCTACTTGTGCCTTAGTATAAGTATCAGACTTATCTGCTTTTAATGCTAATGCTGCATTAGTTGCAGCAGTATGATTGGTAATCTTATTGTCTAACTCTTCTTCTTTAGCCTTAGCTCTATTAGTTTCTACTAAGATAGCTGCGTTTCTATCACTAACTTCTGTAGCAATAGCTTCTTTTCTATCTTGTACTTCTTTGTTTATAGCATTAGTATGTTGAGTATCTATCTGAGTAGATCTATCAATTTCATTCTGTAAATTAGTACTAATAGTCTATTCAGCAGATTGAGCTCTATTCTTCTCAGTAGCTATATCGTTGCCTAATTTGGTTTCAGCAGCACGAGCAGTAGCAGCTTCTTTATCTATATTACTTTGTAAAGTAGCTAAAGACTGTTCCAATGAATCTGAATCAATAGCAATACTAATCGTATTATCTTCACTAATACTAACATCTTTACCTGGTTTTAACTTATTAATTAAGTCATTATAATCACCAGATGTAGCTACTGGTTTAAAATCTGGTTTACCAGTAATATTATCCCATTGTACAGCTAGATCACCAGATGCACTAATCACATTAGTTTCTTGATCAATTTCAATGTTCAAACCTGCAATGAGTTTCTTCTAATACTTTGCACGTATATCAGCAAAGGTATCAATCATCTCAGTATGAAGTTCCTATAACTGATGCTGCTTAACAAAGTCTAAGAAGTCTTTAGATGTAATAATACCAGCAGAACTTGTAGAAGCTACTGGTATTGAAACAGTTTTATTATTTCCATCATACTTAAACATTACCATAGTAATGTCATTAGGATTTGAAGTATTAAATTGTATATCTTTTATTACATCTTTTACTTCTTCATCATCTACTTTACTATCTACATCACTAACATCTGCTTTATTATTAAGCAAATTATTTACCTGTGTTTTAGTATAGTAATTGCTGAGGTCTGGTATACCACCTGAAGCAGATAGTCTTACCCATTCGGTTCCATTGAAATATTTAATGCTACCACCATAAGGATTATCAGATAAGTCAACCCAATAGTCTATTTCTTCGGGATTAGGTTGAACAGACGTTGCAAAAAATATTATCCTATTTGTTACCATATGTATTTATTTATTAAGCTGCCGGTGTTTCTAGTGCAGCAACTCTTGTAGTTAATGCGTCAATTAAATCTTTTAATGCTTTACCTTGAGCAGCAGCTAAAGCATTAGTAGTACTTGTAGATGTTAATGAATTTTCTACAGTAGTTTTATTTGCTTGAGCAGCTATACCATCAAGTTTACTTTTATATGCATCAGTAAAATCGTTACTAGACAATTCTTTACCTTCTACTTTATCTACTTTACCTGATTCAAGTGCAGTAATTCTAGCACTTTGATCATTATCAGTATTATCATTTAAAGGTTTCCATTTACTATTACCAGCATAATACTTAATTACATTACCTTTCGGATCTGCTGCTAAGTCAACCCAATACTCGAATTCTTTAGGATTGGGAGCTACATAGCTTCTTGTTATTCTTGTCATATACGTATATTTTAATTGTTAATTCTAATGTATTACAAATTGTAATAACTTATGAGTACCTGTAGAGTCACTTATATTAAGAGATATACGTGCCTGTCTAGTACTATCTGTGTCATTAGGATCTAATGTAATATCTATTCTATCCTATTTGACATTTATATGTACATATTGTGCAGAACTAAATCCTTGAATATTGTACATATTACTATGAACATCTAGTGATACTGTTTCACCAGATTTAATAAATCTATGTGGAGTAAGATTCCAAGCATCTATTACTTCAGGAATAATGTTTCTAGCTCTATTATCCACATATAATATATTATATAATATTGTTTCTTTTTCCATAACGTATTTTAAAGCGTTTTAAGCCACTTTCTTTAATAAGCAGTATCTTCTAAAGATGGAGGATTAAAAGACCATTTAAAGCCTCTTGGATAGCAATTATTGCTATTACAGCTAAGATATATTCCGCTACTGCACTTTAAACCCATTTCTACAACAGCATCTTTTACAGATTCATATTCTCTGATGAACATTCCGTCTTTTGTATATTGATATACTTTCCTTCTATTTTTAGGATTAGTATTAAAAGTTTCTAAACTTTTCTTCAATCTATCTTTCCATGTATTATTGTGCTGATAAGTACACCATTCAAGATTTTCAACATTATTATTCAAGCGATTTTCATCTTTGTGGTTAACACATGGTAAATTGTTTGGATTTGGTATAAAAGCTTCTGCTACTAAACGGTGTATCGTTTTATTGTAATATTTACCATCTTTACGGAGAGATACTCCGTAATAAAAATAATCTGTTATTCCTCTGTTTTTATGATAATATTTTTTCTTAGGATTTATTATAACTTCTTTTATATAAAGTTTATCTTCGATATGATCACCTGTTGTAGGTTTATAATATTTTCTAGTAACCCAATGAGGTACATTTTTAATTCTACCAAAGTTACTAATTTTATATAATCCTTCAAATCCTTTTATATCTTTCCAAATTTCTTCCATATAAAAATATATTTTGTTGTATAACAATACAACGTCTATATATCTATATGGTTACTGCTTTATGCTGTAAAAGTGATTAGTCTTTTATTTGAATTATACGGAGCATAACAATCACAATGTGTCCATCCCTCGATACCTTCTTCAAGTCTTATGGGATATTCAAATAAATCAGCATTCTACTTTATCATTTCATTTACTGTTTTACTATCTAAATCCTTTACATTAAAATCTATTGCTTTACCCAAACAGTGTGCGGATAAGTAAATGCTACTTTTATTCTTTACTAGTTGACACATATTACAACGCAATCCTCTCTGTGAGAACTATCCACCAGATTTCCAAGTATTAACAGTAATAGGCTTATTAAATATTTTAGTACGTAATACATACAAAGTACTAAGTATTTCGGTACTTATAAACTACCAAGAAGTTTCACCAAATTTATTATAGCAATGCGGACATACTAATTCCTAAACTTTGAAATATTTGCTTACTTCTTTTATTAATTCATTTCTATCCATGTGATTTTATGTATAAATTAAATAAGAGTTTTCGACATTAAGCTACTAGCCCTATTAATGAATTTATGTTTTTTACCTAGAGGTAAGGTCTCTCTCCTAAGGTAGCCATTATATGATAAAATACGTTAATTGTTAATAGTAATTTATTTACTCGATATCAGCATTGGAATTACTAAGACTGTTGTTAGACTTCAAATAGAACTAACCTGCATTAGAACTATTACTCAAGTTACTGCTTTTTATTCACGGAGAGACAACCTATAATTTAATTATGGCAGATATACTAAACGACACCCGACACCAGCACCGGAATGACCAAGACCGTAGTGAGACCTCAAACAGAACCAACCCGCACTAGAACCATGACCCAAGTGACCGCCTATAAAAACAGTTCTATTAGCTGTACTATTAGATGAAAAAATATAGTCAGTAAAGTAATTACTAGGTTGATTATGAGTTCCAGTACCTGGTGCTACAAATAATTCAAATTGTGGAGTATATTGCAAATCTTTATACCAATTATTAACAGTTACTGTACTACATTTAAATTCATAATTACTTAATGTATCACTAAATTTAGTACGATCTTCTGTATAATATACATCATTAACCTTTGTTTCCGCATTATAATGAATGATTACATCAATAGTATTTTTAAATATATGACCAAATGGATTTTCAATACCACGGTATCTATTTGCTTTTCTAGTAACAGTGCTAGTAACAGTTCCTTCTGCATTAGTATTACTAAACTGTTGAGTTATTTGACCAGATCCATTACCTAGACTATCTGTACAACCACAAGTAAATACAGAGTAAACAGAAGCACCATTGACACTAATAGCTACATCTGTAGCTCCAGTACCAAGACCACCTTGTTTGTAACCTTCAGCTGTTAATTGATCGTTAACATTTAATTGTCCATTCATATTAGCATACTCTACTATATATAGTAAAGCAATAGCTTTATGTATTTTATAAGTATATATGTTCCAGTGGTCATTGCCATTAGCTCTTGCATATAACTAAGATATAGATCTATTAATAGATACTGTTGGCTTAACTGTACCATTGTTAATAGACTTTAATACTTTATTATCATTATATGCTTCATATGCAGAACAATATGCTTTAGGAAAATGTTCAGCTCCTTCTACTTCATGTTGATACAGTCTTAATTCAATATTATCATCAGTAACTACAGTTAAAGCCCAAAATTCAGGTATTTCTACCATAGTATTAAGAGTATAATCTCTGTCTGTACCATCTTCATACTTAGTCCAATCTGTTGGATTTAAATATTTTACTGTTCCATCAGAAGATACAGTACAACCTTTCATCTTAGACTATATAGGTAGATTCTTATGATAGTCTGCAATACCAGTTCTAGTCCTAGCAGAACTTACCTATTCATAAGTAAAAGATATCCCATAATAATCTAGATCATCTTTATTCTTATTATAAGTAGCAGCATCATATTCTCTTTCATCTATGATGACTCCTCTGTCATCAACATCATATTCTAGTATCTTATTGCCCAATATATGGTGCATTGTTATTATTTTCATTTCTTTCTCTATTTCTATACATATTATCTACTAATAAATCAGCTATAACATTTATACCTAACTATTTACTATCGCTGATTAATTGTTCCTACATTACTACTAGGAGCATCTAATAGATGCCCTCTAGTAGTTCTCTATCACTCAGCTGTTTGATCTGATTGTGTAATTGATTGTTCATTCTTAATACTGTTTAAAGCATCTATAAAGAAAGGAGTACCGTATTGATTAGCATATTTAGCTATTAACTCTATTTCTAGATCATTATAATCTTCCTCACCTGTAGAATTATATATTTTTAATGCTAAAGCGTGACCATCTATACCTTGTGCAGTCTTGTATAAACCGTTAGCTAACTCTTTAGATATATCTAATATAATAGGTGTTGTTTTATCTAAAGTATCGTACACTTTAAATTTCTTAAAATCAATATTCATAATAAATACTATTTAAAATTATTGTCCTGCATAATCTGTTTCTACCCATCTAAAACTTGGATAATTAGTAACTAAGAATCCCATAGAGTTACCTGGATGTAAATATACAGATTGATTTACAGTATTATTTGGTCTAAAGTAACCAGATATAGTAACACCAGAAGTATCTGGGTGAATCATAATTCTAACATGTATTGCAAAGTATGTAGGTAAGCTGTTGTACCCAAACATACTAGCTACTGCATTAGCATTTGGAAGGTTAACGGTATATTCTCTATTGGCTCTAATCATTATTATATTACCTTTACTCATATCTAATTTATAAGTACTACCAGTAATATTTACTACATTTATAGTATCACCATATACAGCAGCTGCTCTAACAGCAGCATTTGGTGAATATAATGCATAATTTTTAGTACCATTTGCAACATCTACATATAAACCATAATTAGCTGAATCGAAACCATAAGCCGTAGAAGCATTGTAATTATGATTTACAAATCTACCTGTAGCTGTAAAAGCACCACCAACTGTAGCAGGAACAGTATCGCTACCTATCATAACATATGATGTACTATTACCAACTCTAATGAAATCTGGATTTATACTGAGACCACCACCAGAACCACTTGCTGTTGCACTACTACCAATATGATTTCCACTTATTTCAAATCCAGCAATCTGACCACTATTTATTTTTACAGAACTAAAATTACCACCAGATGCATTTACAGTACCATTAAATGTACCAGAAGTAGCTGTTATGCTACCAGTAATATTAACGTCTGTACAAACAAACCTACCAGTATTACTATTCATTGACAGTTTACCATTGCTAGAAGTGAATATATTATTACTAAAACTAAATTCACCAAGTTTAGCGTTATTAGCTAATAAGTTGTTTACAGTTAAAGTATTATTCTTACTAGCCTATTGCCAATATGAACTACTTGATGATGGAGTTTGATTGGTATTAGTAGATTTAGCTAAATATGTATTACCACTATACTAAACATAATCTACTACTGTCATATTTTGATAATTCTCGTACTTAGTATATTCACTACTGTTCATAGCAGTAGTAGCAGGAGCTTTATAATAAGTAATACCAGATTTCCAATAGCCACAATCACGCATAATAGTATAACTACTATCGGCATCAGATCCATTTGTACCATCATATACTACTGGTGCTTCATAACTTATTACAGTCCATTGACTATCTGGGGAAGGAGTAGTATCTGTACAAAATCCAAACCAGAATTTAGTAGCTGAAGTATCTGAAGACCAACTAGCAGTATATGAAGATTGATTAGAACTAGAAGAAGATACTTTATTCCAACTGCTACCACTATAACGATATACAGCAAAGTAACCATATGCCTAGCTTGTTACTCCACTGCTATTAGTTTTAATAGCTCTGAGTGTACAACTAGTAGTTTGCAAATACCCTAAACTTGATCTAATAGATGCTGGAGCACCGCTCATAGTAATACTATATCCATCTGCTCCATCAGATCCATCTGATCCATCTTGTCCCGGATCTCCTTGATCTCCTTTATCTCCCCACTTAGACCACAATGCGCCAGTCTTCCAAGCATACCATTTACTATTCTCTTTTTTTCTAGTCCAAACATATTCATATTTAATTGCATCGGTAGGACCAGTTGGATTATCAGTCCATCCGTCTGGTACGTAATCGTCTTGTTGATATTCACTAGAGTTCACATTAGCTGGCGGATAATACTAACCACCTGGAGCCAAACTACTACCACCAACATAGTTAGAAAATCTCCTATAGATGTACTCGTATCCATCACCATCTTTACCTCTTTCTGAGTATCTAGACCATATACCAGGAGTTGACCAATTACCCCATTTCTAAGTAGACTTATCTAGGTATCTTTGAGATACCCATTCATACATTAATGATGCGGTAACACCAGAAGGATGATTTGTCCAACCAGAAGGTATATGACCAGCTTGATTTACACTAGCAGGAGTAGAAGGTTGAGATCCATCTGCATTCCTAGTATAAATAAATTCAATACTATTACCATCTTTACCATCCTCACCATCAGCACCAGTAAGACGTATAAGATTAGACCATGCCGTTAAAGTACCATCTGGATTAGCAAATCGTTGAATCTACCATACGTACTCACCATCTCCTGGTACTAACTCACTATTAGTAGACCAACCTGAAGCAGCTGCATCTGTAGGAATAGATGGTTTAGTAGCAGATATCTTCCATCTATATTGATAATGACCACCTGATAAACCTTGTTCACCCCAATTAGACCATAGTGCTGGTGTACTAAAGTTAGACCATACTCCATCTGTACGTACACGTTTACAAGTCCATTCTGCTTTATAGTCTTCATTTACTCCCTTTGGATCATCAGACCAATTATAGTCTTTAGAACCACCATTAGATATAGTGGGAATATAATCATTCTATTGAATAGATGAAGGAGTTTGTGGTACTCTATCAACGTCAGCAGTACGAGTAAATATATATTCATACCCATCACCATCCATACCTTTTTCACCCCACTTAGACCACAAAACTGGTTGTGTAAATTCTCCCCATACACCTTCTCCAATTTTAGCAGACTTCTTTTCACGTTGTGATACCCATTCGTACATTTTCTCTTTAGATACTCCTTGAGGACTATCTGACCAACCAAATGGTATGTAATCGTCTTGCTAAGATGTATCCGGTTTATCAGGAGCTTCGTTAACACTAGTTACTTGATAAATAAATTCAAGTTTAGTACCATCAGAACCGTCTTCACCTGTTTCCCCAGTAAGTCTAATAGGATCTGTCCAACCTGATAATGATTTATCTGGATATACAGTAGCTTGAATCATCCAAGTAAATACTTCTTTGCTTTCTCTCTTAGGTGGATACATGTACCAAGTATAGTTATCATCTACAGGAGGTATTTGTGAACTAGTAGGCTTAGGTGGTTGTACACTAGAATTAGTATAACAGAATACTGTATATTGCCCATCTGCTCCTTCTACTGAAGCACCACGGAATCTATTAGGATCGCCCCATTCTCCTTCATCTACTTTACGAGAACTCTTAGTAGACATCCAGATTGCTGAAGCTGTATAGTTTCTATGCCATCCGTAAGAAGTACCATCACCAACAGGTCTATCTGGTGTAGCATCATTATCATTATAAGTTACCCACAATCCGTTAGCTTCAAGTTGGTAACTCATATTGTATCTTCTATTTACTGATATGGCTCCTTCACAGTTAATAACTAAATCAATACGCATATCATTGATATTAGTTATCTTAGTTACTTTGAATACACCATCTTGCATAGTACATTCTACACCTGTTGGAGTATACTCTACAAAGTAACTACCTTCATTATATACTGTACTATATGTTAGTTCTGTTTTACCTTTCCAAGCCTATACAGCAAAAGTAAGAGATTTGGTTTGGTTATAATCTTCAATGATATTAAATTCATTATCTACAATTACTGTACCAAACTCACTACTAAGTGAAACAGCATAAGCATCTTGTCCATGTAATTGATCTAACTATTCTGGTGTAAATTCAATAATAGAACCAGTCATATATACATTAGTCAAGTATGCACCATCACCTTGTAATTGACCATTATTAGGAGCTCCTGGTATAGTAAGACCGTTTAAGTTACCAAACTGTGAAGCTATGTTAGTATAGTTAAGAGCCCAAGTATTTACACCTTTTAAATACCGTTTATATGTACGAGTAGCATAAGCACTAGATCTTCTAGTTTCATCAGTAAAGTTACCATAAACGGCAAACTTCATTGCCTTACAAGGATGCTGTGTAGTACCTTGTTTTAATGAATATCTAAATTGTTTACCTCTAGCATCTAGTACTTCTATAGGTGTAAAATAAGCTGTAGAGAATCCTTGTACTTTATCAAACCCACAATCGTCAGTACCAGTTTCAGTATTATTAACTCCATCAAAATTATGGAATATACCTCTACATATATCATTTACATGTATACCACTATATTCACCTTCTTCTAGTTTCAATGTAACTATTTGGTTAACTAAGTCTACATCTTCAATAGTACCAAATGCTATTGAATTCCATAGTTCACCACTTACTACATCTATCTTATTAAATCTCAATTCTGGTACTTCTAAGAACTCTCTAAGAATAAGACTAGTCATTTCTCCTCTACCGTCTTTATCTATTTGAGCACCAGTACCACCAATCATACCAGTAATAAAAGTACCCATCTAAACTCCTTGATTTAGATAAGTCATTTTATTACTTCTTAAACCACCGTTGAAAGTAATTATACCTGAAGATACATCATCATATAGTTTACTTATAAACAGCTTACTACCTTCAGATTTAATCAAAGCTTTTACTACAGAAGTATCTACTACACCTCCACCTTCACCACCGCCAATACCTAATGCTGATGGTTGGATATTGTGCCATGTACCATCACTAGCATACTACAGTAAATCTCCTTCTGTAATATAAGTAATAGTAACATCTTTAAGAGTAGCTAAATGATTAATTCTTTCAACTAATGTATCAAGCTCACCAACACTAGTATCTAGAGTTTTTATATTGCCCTATAATGTTCTTACTAGTCCAGTGAGTTCGTTTAATTCATCTTTAGTTGCATACTATGCCATATCTTAATTATTTTATTGTTATACAGTAGCTCCTGTAGCATCTATCCAAACATTTTCAGTATCTGAATTTTTCCAAATAGGTTTGTTCAACGATGTATCAAAATAATAAAAACCCATTTTAACATTAGCTGGTCTCTAATACTAAGTACCTGTTTTTTCAGCATATGCTGGATTACCGTTACTATCATACCAAGTTTCTTTATAAACCCAAGTAGGCTTTATATTATCAGTGTCAAATACACTAGTTCCATCAAAGGTATAATGGTTTAATGCTTCACTTTGTTTTTTCTACTAACTTGTTTTTACAATTTGTAATCTATTGAATTCACCTAATGTATTCTTAATGATTGGAGCATTCTGCGTAGCTTTTATATCTCCACATTGCATATAATTTAAAGTAGGATCACTAGATTTATTTTCAAATATACTATGATTATTACCCTTAGAAACAATCAAATTAGGATTATTAGTATATACTGCTGGTAGATATAACTACGGATTAATTAGCGTATTACCTGTAATCAATGTAGTGCCATTACTAATAGTGCTGCTTATATTAAATATTGGCGCTAGAGTACCAGCATCTTTTCTATTTTTAACTACATAATTATCTGATGGATCAAATATCATTTGTCTATTAAAAGTATTACCTATAATAACATTACTATAAGAACTAACACCTAAATAGATATCTGGTAATCCTCTACCATATATATCATTATCATCAAAATTATTATTTGCAATCGTACTGTCAAATAATCCTTCTATATGTATTGCTTCTTTTTTTAGATGCCAAAAACTATTACCCGTAATAATATTTTTGCCAGACTACTTAGTAGCATATATACCATAATTAGTATCTAATTTATCATATGATCCGTCAAAATAATTACCTTCTATTTTTAATAGATTTACATTTTCATCTATATATATACATCCTTTTCCTTGACCTCCAACAAACTAATTATTAACAATTATCTAAGATGAAGCTCCAACGATTAAAGCTGTATCTAAATTATTTGCCCAAATTTCATTAAAAGCTATGTATGAATCTGTAGCTCCTTCATGTATATCTATCATAGGAACCTAACAATGTACTACTCTATTTACAAAACAGCTAGCTGTATAATCTTCTTTCTTACTTCCTATACCAATACCATGTTTAGCTTTTGTAGTATACTCACCTCTACCAGCAATTATTAAATACTCACACGTTAATCTCCATACATTAAATAAATCTATTGTGTAATATTTTAATCTATTACCATAGCTAAGTATTCTACCGTTTCTTATAGTACATCTACTATATTCATTTCCGCTCTAATTTTCAAACGGAGGGGTTGTTACTAAAGGTGTATCAATATCTAAATCATGAATTATTGATCCATTAAAATCTAATATAGTACTAGTTCCCATTAATATGTATCCTCTACAATTATACTCTCCGTTAAGTACAGTAATAGTGCTATAATTATCCAGTTTATTTACTTTATTTAATTCAAAAGCTTGTCTAAAAGCTATTGAAATATCATCATCTTCTGGATTATCAAACCAGTTAGCGTATATTTTGATAACAGAAAAAGTTCCAGTAAAAGATATACTATCAAATATTTTAGCATTACTATCATTACTTATTTTAGTTAAGCTACCATGTATAGTACCATTACTTAAACTACCACCGTCAAACTATAAAACACAATTTTCTGGAATATTTATACTAGCTTCTTTTAAATCATAATCATACTGAATAACATATATAGTATTAGCTTTATTGATCATAGCCTAAGTAAGAACATTCTTATCACCTACTATATTCTTTCTTAGATACACTCTACCTAAATCACTGAAAGACTATTTATCATAAGTTTTATTTGCTAACTATAGAGTACCATTTTGTTCAGTTATATCTTCTTCATCAGCTGGAACAGCTTCATGCTATTCTACCCATTTACCAGTAGTAGGATCTGACTGATTATTAGAATTAAACTTATAATGTTTATTAGTTTCTTTACAATAAGATATATGACCATCATCTAAACTATTTTCAGAATAGTTCTTCATATCCTATAATGTATCAAAACTATCTCTATCAAAGTTCGGCTTTTTTCCTCTATAGTTAAAATTATCAGCTACCTGTATCATATAAAATATATTTTATAATTATCTACTGTGGATGCGTCTTTCAGTATATATACATTATATAATATACCATCTATAGTTACAGCATTCCTCTAAAATGACTCTTTTATCTCAAATTGATTTTGATCTTTTATGCTATTTATATCTCCAAATTCATTAGGATAACAATATAATATCTTTTGATAATCAGTACTAAAGCTTTTAACAAATTCTTTTGTATCTTGTAGTACATAATCTAAT